GGGTTATTCAGGTGGTGGCTGCGGTGAGCTTTATCAGATTTCTTTACAATGTAACTGCGGTGCTACCCAGGCTGGAGGCGGCGGCGGATCATACGCAATTGTAAGTTTCACTTCATCAGCCGTTACTAATACAGGTGATGGTTATGTTACAATAACAAAACTCTGAACATTAATGTAGAGATGCAAAGCTACAGGATTAGTCCAACAGTAACAAATATATCAAGCATACCTAATAAAAATAGGATATATGCAATTGTAAATGTTAATCCGACAAATTACTCCGGAAGTATAATTAACCTCAGGCGTTCGACTGACAATGCGACATCGGATTTCGTCACAGATGCAAATAATAATTTAGTAACATCACCCGGAGGGACATCTCTTACAAGTTGGCTTGGCGCAGGAACTGCAAACGTCGTGACGTGGTATGACCAATCTGGAAATGGGTTAAATCTTACACAGGCAACAACAGGACTTCAGCCAGGGTTCTCGGCGACTACCGGAGTTCAGTTCAGATCAGGACTTTATATGGCTTTTCCTGATAACGGAACCATAACAGATGTTACATTATGCGCCGGATTTGTTCAGACTGCGTATCTGAAAAACAATCCAGCGGCCTTTTGGTATTTTCAGGACGGTATAATTCCTAATGAACTTGGTGGAGCTACGAATGACTGGGGTCTCGTTTTACCAGGTTCGGGAAAGTTCGGAATGGCGTTCGGTCCATCAGATACCATGAATTCTATTAACACAAATGGAATTGGAAATTACTCATTCATGACGGCGACCCGTGTGAGTTCTTCAGGTTCATTGACCTTGTATAACGGAACCGGTTCAGGTACTAACTTCACGGGTATGTCAACAGGAAGCAAGAACGGGTCAAATCCTTGTTATATGGGATACAATAATCAGGGTGGGTTGCAGTATATGAGCACGGATATGGCAAGTCTTTTCTGGTTCAATGACGTGAAGGATGCGACGACGGTAGCAACAATAGCGTCCTTGTACACGACACAAAAAGGCCTGACACCGATTGTTCCACTTACGATGTACAGACAAATAGGTGGGCAAACATTAAGTTTTGCAACGACTGGTTTACTTTCGACACTTTCGGCGGCCGGGAGCGGATCGGCGGTTGGTATTTATTCATTAGCCGCAGTGAATGGCGGGGTTGCGAAGGTTGTTCAGCTTACTAAAAACGTTTCAGGCACTCCGGTATCACAAGACTTTTATGCAGATAAAAATGGAAATTTAACTACAGATGCAATTGGTTTTGGGCAGACGGCAACGGCATGGTTAGGTGGACTAAGTGGTAACGTGACTATTTGGTATGATCAATCTGGTAGAGGAAATCATGCGACCCAATCAAATGTGAGTGCTCAGCCAATCATTAATATAAATAACAAATACATCGATTTCAAGCCGGCCAAATACTACAATTTACCAGACGGTACAGTTCCTCCAGGTAATCAGAGTTATACGATGATACTTAAACATAATACAATTAATGGATCTTACAATGATATTATCTTTAGTGGAACCATATTTACTGTGAATGGTGTGTGTGGTCTGGAATTACAGAGCGGTACGTTATATGCCGACTACTGGTGGGGTAATGATTTGAACGTGTCAGGATATTACGCTGCAAATAATATACTCACGGCCAAATACTCTAATGTAGCCGGACAGGGCAGAACAATGTATGTTAATAACACATCTGTTGGAACTCGATCTAACGTTGATAAAAATAGTGACGTTTTTAGGAATGCGATCGGAATGCGAATAAACGCCGACAGTACTTTGGCGTATCCGTTAAATGGAGAACTTTATTACGTCTACCTATTCAATAGTGCTTTATCAGATGTAGATCGTGGATTAGCTGAAGGATTGTTGTATGCAGACGGCGGAACCCTTACCAGTTCAGGTGGTAACAAGATACATACATTTACTACTGTTGGGACAACTACATTTAATGTTTATAAACCAATCACGTGTAAAATTCTTATAGTTGCCGGCGGCGGGGCGGGCGGTAGTGATCGCGGGGGCGGAGGAGGAGCTGGAGGATATGTGTATTACGCGGCACAATCTTTAGCTGTAGGAAGTTACACGGTCACAGTTGGTTCGGGCGGAATTGGAACCACATCCGGTACTAGTGGTGGTACGGGAACAATTGGAGGAAATGGAGGAAATTCTTCAGTCACAGGGTTAACCACAGCTATTGGCGGCGGTGGTGGTGGCGGATGTAATGGAACTACGACAATACGAAACGGTGCATCTGGAGGAAGTGGGGGAGGTGGATCTCAGTTTGGCGGTGCCGGGCCTGGCGGGTCTGGGACGGCGGGTCAGGGTAATACCGGTGGTACTGGTTATGAAGCGGGATCTGCTGGAGGTGGAGGAGGCGCGAGCGCCGTTGGTGCAAATGCAGCAAATACCGTTGGAGGAAATGGAGGAAATGGCGTTTCATATTCTATTTCAGGAAGTACCCAGACCTATTGTGGCGGTGGCGGTGGCGGTGTAACTGGATCACCACTGTTTGCCACAAGCACACCTGGTACCGGAGGAACTGGCGGTGGAGGAAATGGTAATAATAATATGACTGCAGGAAATGGAAATGGAAATCCAGCAACGTATTACGGTGGAGGTGGCGGTGGAGCTACATTGTCATATGGATTTACGACAACAGGTGGTAATGGTTATCAGGGTATAGTAATTATTTCTTATTCTTGGCCTTAGACCTAATTCAATTCGGCCCATGCCATGATCCAGTATATGTTAGGGGTCGTCGTACACGCCGTTCCGCAAAAAGTTATAACATCACTTGTTTGAGTAAAGGAATTTCTTCCAAGTTGGGCCTCGAAGAAAGTAGAAGAAATTATAGTACTTCCTCCACCAGATTGTGCAAATCCGGATTCAAGAACTCGACCACCCGAAATTCCTGTAGCCGAATCATCAATCTGAACATTTGTACTATCCGCGTGAGCGCGCCAATTGGAACCAGTCAAAGTTCCGTTCATAACGAGACTCCACCGAGCTGTGTCATTATTTGTGCCGACGGCCATAGCAACCTGTTTAATGACAGCTATACAATCAAGACGGCCAGGTGCTAAACGAATTGAACATAGTGGTCTTATGGTCGCAGTCATCGCTGTCGCCGTCACGTTAGACTGAACGTACAACTGTTCCTTCGGCTCGTAACCTCCCTCTGATAGCACAGTTGAACAAATCTGTACCAAGTTTGATGTACCGGACGTTGCGGCTCTATTAAAAATCTCGTAACGCAAAGGTAAACAGGCTGTTGTTATATAAGCGTAATTTAATATATTAGCATGATTGAAAGTGTGACAATTGATAAAAATTCCGTCTATAACAACACCGACACGCACCGAACCGACCCCAAGCCATTCGATATCAGAAAAGAAGATGTGTGATTTTGTAATGTCAAGTGTTTTCCCCGAAGGGCCGGTGCCGTCAAGACGGTCCCCGTTCCAATTTGGTTGATCAATAAGAGTTTCGGTGACGGTCCCGAGCGAGTTGGACCGTTCTACAAAATACACATTTGAATATAAAGAAGTAGGACTTGTGTTCGACCCGAGCTGGATGAAGTATCCATTTTCGGTTCCAAAATAACCCACACGTTGAACTAGCCCAGACTTGGCAGAATTCATGACGAATGTTGACATGGTCAAAAGAGACTTGCCAGGCTGATAATTAAATACATTCTTGGATTCGCGTGCAACAAAATCGTTGATGTTGCTCGTTACAAAGAGGTTGGCGGCAGATTGTGCCACGTTGTAATTAACTGTACATCCGGTGCCAATAATATTCGAAAAAAATTTCGAATTTAATTGATACCTGTTCTGAGAATCAAACAGGGTCGTGGGGTTGCTCACACGAAGTCTCCCGAACGAATCGACCTGTTCTGTGTGTTTCAGAGTTACGTCCGAATTTATCGTGTAACCCATTCTATTAAGTGCTTAGATTAAACTCCACCGAGTTCCTGTCCAAAGGGTGGTTACTGATATGTTATCGAGTGCGAGCGTCACTGTAGAGTTGCCATCTATGAGATCGCCCCCTGAAGTCGTCAGGGTTATATTGTTTGCCGATGCATTGCTGGCTTCATCTTTGATAATTAGGGTCTTTCCAACCGGACACGTCGATCCGGCTGGCAACGTGACACTCCGTCCGTTTGTAAGTCCGATGTAATGATTTGCAACCGAAGCCGTGAACGAAGTTGTCCGGCCCGTAATTACATTCGAAATGAATGAATACGCGTAGGCATTTCCTGAAATGTCCAGGTTGTATCCCGGATTTATAGCTCCTATTCCAACTGAATTTGAATAGTAAATATTAGAACCTGAAGAGACCCACTGCGTTCCAGGGGTCCCTCCAGGTCCCCCGGACGCCAAGCCTCCTCCTTGAAGTGGCGTTATTGTGAGATATGTACCCCCGACTGTATTTGATGATGGATACAGCTGAGGTGTTGATCCAGGCACCATGAAAAGGTCAAGATAGTAATACTTCGTCTCATCAGTCACATTAAATGGTATTTCGATAAGTTCTGTTGGATTTTGTGTAATGAAAGGAACGTGTCTGTAAAGATAATTTTGATCCTGGCCGTGCACGTCCGCGACATTCGACCCAAGTGCAAGACCTGTAATATTGTCCGTTCCGTTCAGTACAGCTGTTAATTTGTAAACCCCCTGTTGACTGAATTTGAAATTGCCATTCGGAGTTACTGTAATTACTGTAGATGTTCCTGTAATTGAAAAGCCATTTGAAAGGCCTACTGTAAATGGATATGTGGTCCCGTAAACACCACCCGTGTAGGGCACAGGAATTGCGTACAGACTTGGTAAACTCAAATAGTAACCGCCGCCCGCTCCAAGGGGCGATCCCAATGAAGAAAACACATTTCCAGATATGACTAAATTTCCCGTCACATATGTGTTCCCCGATGGAGGTGCCAAGATGTTACTCGTCACAGTCAAATTAGATACAGACAAGTTACCTGAAATATTTGAAGCAATTAAGTTACTTAATGTGTTACCGGATCCTATAAACTGTGAAGCAGTTACGCCATCAGCTACAGTCAATGTCGATAAGGTACCTACAGACGTTATATTGGTCTGGACCGCTTGGAGTTGTGAGGCGCTAAGGGCACCTATTGTGACATTTGCAGCGTTGAGATTGCTCAGGGTGTTTCCGGATCCTATAAACCACCCAGAAGATGTAGCACCTGTAACATCCAAAGAAGTCAGAGTTCCTACTGACGTAATATTGGTCTGGTTATTCTGAAGATAAGTGGCAGAAAGGGCACCTATTGCAACATTAGACGCATTCAGATTACTTATCGCATTACCACCACCGACAACCTGGGTTACATATATAGCACCGATGACATTTGCTCCCTGAATATTGCTCAGGGTGTTTCCTCCACCGATAAACCATCCAGATGTCGTGGCATTCGTGACGGCCAGGGATGTCAGGGTACCAACAGTTGTGATATTAGTCTGGGCCGCTTGGAGCTGCAAGGCGCTAAGGGCACCTATGGTGACATTTGCAGCATTCAGATTACTGAGTGTATTACCAGACCCCACAAACCATCTAGCGTTCACGTTGCCCGTCACACTCAGGGCTGCAGCATTACCAAACGCAATATTAGATGCGTTCAGATTGCTTAGTGTATTTCCGTCACCAATGAAATTATCAGCGGTTACGCTAGTGGCCACCGTGAGGTCATTCAAAGTACCTACGGACGTTATGTTACTCTGATTAGTCTGCAGGTACGTGGCTGCAAGGGCACCTATTGCGATATTAGAAGCGTTAAGGTTACTGAATAAATTTGCTGTAAAATTGACTATATTCGAGGCGTTCAGGTTACTCAAGGTATTTCCAAAGATGCGTGTGCCGACCAGATTGCCTAGGGCAATGTTAGATGCGTTGATGTTACTCAGAGTATTTCCGCCACCTATGAAACACCTGGCGTTCACGTTACCTGTGACGCTCAAGGCAGCTGCATTACCAAAGGCAATATTCGAGGCATTCAGATTACTTAAGGTGTTCCCGTCTATCCATGAACCTATAAGATCACCAAACAGAATGTTAGACGCATTGATATTGCTCAGTGTATTTCCGTCACCTATAAAGTTATCAGCGGACACGCTAGTAGCAACCGTAAGATCATTCAGAATTCCTACCGCTGTAATATTTGATTGATTAGTTTGCAGATATGTAGCCGCAAGAGCACCTATTGCGATATTCGAGGCATCCAGGTTACTCAAGGTATTTCCAAATATACGGGTACCGACCAGATTTCCCAGTACGATATTTGACGCGTTAATGTTACTCAATGTATTTCCAAATATACGGGTACCGACCAGATTTCCCAGTACGATATTTGACGCGTTAATGTTACTCAGGGTATTAGCGAACACGCGTGTGCCCGCCAGATTTCCAAACGCAATATTAGAAGCATTTAGATTGCTCAAAGTATTCGCGTCTATCCAAGATCCTAGGAGGTCTCCAAACGCAATATTCGATGCATTGATATTACTCAATGTGTTACCGTCACCAATAAACCAATCGGCAGTCACTTTCGTAGCAACAGTTAGATCTGTCAGAACTCCCACTGATGTTATATTTGTCTGATTAGTCTGTATATAGGTCGTGTCAATTGCACCAAATGCAATATTTGATGCATTAATATTACTTAGGGTGTTTCCTGAAACTTCCGTGTACCCGATGATATTTGCAGCGTTGATATTACTTAGGGTATTTCCGAAGATGCGGGTGCCCACAATATTTCCCAATGTAATATTTGAGGCATTTAGATTACTCAAGGTATTTCCGAAGATGCGTGTGCCCACCAGGTTTCCTAGGGCAATATTTGAGGCATTCAGGTTGCTCAAGGTATTTCCGAAAACGCGGGTACCTAAAATATTTCCAAAAGCCAAGTTTGAGGCATTCAGGTTACTGAGGACGTTACCGGTGACAAGGCCGACAACATTAGCAAAGGAGATGTTTGAGATTGTGTTACCTTGAATAAGGGTGGAATCTATGATACCAGTCACTAGGTTTGACGCGTTTATGTTACTCAGAGTGTTTCCTAGGACTTCCGTGTACCCGATGATATTTGCAGAGTTGATGTTACTAAGGGTGTTGCCAAGTACCCAAGTACCCAATAGATTTCCGAAAGCCAAATTAGAAGCATTCAGATTACTGAGAGTGTTTCCAGACGCAATTCCAACCACGTTAGCAAAAGAAAGGTTTGAAATCGTGTTACCTTGAATAAGGGTGGAATCTATGATACCTGTTACTAAGTTAGAAGCATTGATGTTGCTTAGGGTGTTTCCTAGGACTTCTGTATAGCCTACTATATTTGCAAAGTTGATGTTGCTTAGGGTATTTCCGAAGATGCGGGTGCCCACCAGGTTTCCCAATGTAATATTTGAGGCATTCAGATTACTCAGGGTATTTCCGAAGATGCGGGTGCCCACCAGGTTTCCTAGGGCAATATTTGATGCATTCAGATTACTCAGAGTATTTCCGAAAATGCGTGTGCCCACCAGGTTTCCTAGGGCAATATTTGACGCGTTCAGATTACTGAGCAAGTTCGCCGTGACTAGACCGACTACATTAGCAAAAGCAATGTTTGATATTGTGTTACCTTGGATGAGATCAGAATCCACAATTCCGGTTGTTAAATTGGTAGCATTCATATTCGTAATAGAACTTCCATCACCGGTAAAACTTGCAGCAGACACCCCGTAGGTTACATCAAGAGATGTAAGGGTACCTACAGACGTGATATTAGTCTGAGCCGCTTGAAGCTGTGAAGCACTAAAGGCACCTATGGCTACATTTGCAGCGTTCAGGTTGCTTAGGGTATTTCCAGACCCTACAAACCATCCGGCCTGTGACCCATTCGTCACCGCAAGAGATGTAAGTGTACCCACTGTTGTGATGTTTGTCTGGGTTGCCTGAAGGCGTGCGGCTGCTAGGGCCCCAAACGCAACATTCGAAGCATTCAGATTGCTGAGGACATTACCGGTGACAAGACCGGCTACGTTAGCAAAAGCGATGTTTGATATTGTGTTTCCCTGAATGAGGGTGGAATCTATAATTCCAAATGCTAAATTGGAGGCATTCAAATTACTGAGGACGTTCCCTGTCACGAGGCCAACTACATTTGAAAATGAAATATTTGAAATTGTATTACCTTGGATGAGAGTAGAATCTATGACACCCGTCACTAAGTTAGAAGCATTGATGTTACTTAGGGTGTTTCCTAAGACTTGGGTAAACCCCGTGATGTTTGCAGAATTGATGTTACTTAATGTATTGCCTTGTATAAGGGTCGCATCGACCACACCTGTTACCAAGTTTGAAGCGTTTATGTTACTCAACGTGTTTCCAAGAACTTGTGTGAAACCAGTTATATTGGCCGAGTTTATGTTACTCAAGGTATTACCCTGAACAAGAGCTGAATTTATTGCACCAAATGAAAGGTTAGAAGCGTTTAGGTTGCTGAGAGCGTTGCCTGCTCCTATGATCCTGAATGCATTCAGTACTTCAGTGACATTGATATACGGAATTGTCAACTTGTCGAAATTGAAAACAATATTTGATGCGTTTGAAGAAAATCCTGCAGAAATTATATTAGTTGTAGTGAGAGTATTAGCCACTGTTAAATTTGTAGCTTGGGTCGTGTCTGGTAGGATCCCAAATGCTATGTTTGAAGCGTTCAAGTTGCTAAGGACGTTCCCTGACACAAGGCCAACCACATTTGCGAAGGCGATATTCGAAATTCCGCCGCCGTCGCCAACGAAAAGCCCCGAGGTTGTTGTACCGGACACGGTCAAATTAGCAAGGGTCCCTACATTTGTGATAAGGGGTTGATCAGGCGTGCTCACTGTACCGTAAAAGTTTGACGCATTTGCATATGTCAGGACATTTAGATAAATCAAGTTACCTAGTACAGTTATGTAGGGTTGGACAGGCGTGAGAATGTTTCCGGTAAGGTTGTCTGCGTATATATTTGATGCGCTAATTGACGAAAACGTGTTGATAGTATTTCCATTTGAAATATAAATTAGAGGGGGTATGGTCTGGCTGATATTCACGACAGACCCCCCACCATCTCCGCAACATCCATTGGCGATGGAGTCGCACATATCTGTTTTTTACTAAGATTTCTTTCTAATAAGCGAAATTGCAATAATGCCTATAATCAATATTCCTGCTAAAATAAAGAAAACCTTCTGGTGATCTAGACCCTCGTCCCATGGGACTGGGGGTGGCAGGCTCTCTGGGCGTTCTGGTTCCACTGGAGCAATTTCTGTATGGAATCGGAGAATGAATTTATTAGTGTCTACATCGGGTAGAGAGGCTCCATCGGGGCTATACCAATTTACGGTAAGTTTATCGATACTTTCAATCTTAGACGGGTACTGGACTGAAATTGAATAATTCTGACTATAAAAATCTGTGGTCGAACTCACTTTTATAGGAACAATAGCAAATGCACCATTAACAGTAGAACAGTTTGATGCCCTGTCAGTTGCGCTCTGGTTATAGGGAGTACGGAGTTCAGTAATATCTAGTGCAATATACTGTGAAGTTGCAATATCGGGTAACATGGCCGAAATCAGCTCGACCCGTGTGACGTTACGGATCGGGTTGGTCAGGTAAACTACATAAGAGTTGGCCAACGGAAAGAGGGTTTTATTTCTGTTTTCAGAATCCACATAGATTACGTGGTTCATCTAATACAGGCATATGTTATTTTTAGAGCATTCGAAACGGAACGTGAAGAAGCTGGACGCCGTGATATTGAGGGGGGTTCCGCGTTCATCCAGGAGGCGGATGTGTAATTTATCAACCTGTCTAATTGGGTCGATAAAAGTTACTTTAGAACTGAAATTACCAGCAGTTTCATACATCGTACGGGTATTACCTGGTGTCTGTTCGACATTGACACGAATAAAGCTTCCTTGTAAGACTGCTGTATTTGAAACCTGAATTGCAGAAGTTGAAACAGGGGCACTAATAGTCGGTGTGGCAGATGGTGCCAGGGTTCCTTGATTTTCCGCCAGGCCTGGAAGGGTCCGGTCGTTGAATTTGTTAACTAATTGCTCGACCCATACATAAATTACGTTGCTGCTCGGTGGGCCGTTTGCAGTGGTCCATGGAATATTGGCCGAAAGGAGTTCGGCTGAAACTACATTTCTGATGGGGATATTTAAAAACGTCGTAAAGTCGTTCTGGACCGTGAAACCAATCGAATCCACATTTATCGTGTATACTTCCCTGTTTTCACAGTCTGTCATTTCTATTTTCTACTAAGAAATTACTTTTCAAGCAGAGACCCGCCGATGCCGTCGGAGATGGCGTACTCGCGAAGCTGGTCCCGGACATAGTCCTGGTCACCACACAGGCCACCTGGTGTCAGGCCGCGAGTATAGTAAGATGCCTTCTCACTTGGGCCTGGGGTGCAGTCCAGGCTAGATGGGATGGCGTCCAGGCTTTTTGGTCCTGACGTCACTGTAGGGTTAGTCACAAGTGGGGCGGGCTCGTACTGGCTCTTGGTGCTCAGGATCCACAGAATGTAGAGCAGCAGACCGATGATCAGTGCATTGACAGCAATTTTCCCAAACTTCATTTGAAACTATGCAATATTTTTTTACCCTGAATGTTGCGTTAAAGCGTAAAACTTCCTTTCTTTAAAGCTTTCAGAGATGATCAGTATAAGTGATGGAAACCAGACTGTAAATCTTGATGATGCTGAGGCTAAGATTTTCGACGAAATTAACATTGAGGTCCCTGTGAAACGCGAGGCTCCCAAGGCTCGTCCTGCACGCCCGTCGCCTTTTGCTCGTCAGCGTCCACAGTCTTCAATGCCTCCAGCAATTGATGAGGGTCTGGAGATGTTTGTAAACCCAGGAAAGCGGACGGCACCGGCTATGCCCCCACCTGAGGAATATGATGGGGCGGAAGACAGTGAGGAAGATGTGGAAGATGGCGAGCAGGGGGGCTATGAGCCACAGGCGCCTGCTCAGCCCTCGGAGGGGTATAAGACAATTGAGGATGAGAAGGCTGACCTGCTCAATAAGATCACCCGCCTGGTACAGAAGGGTTTCAAGTCCAACGCCAAGTTGACGATCTATTCAGACATTGATGAGATCCGTACAGAGTACAAGCGCATCACGTATGGTATCGAAGTCGAACGGTCGATCAAGTTCCAGCGGCGTATGCTGATTGCCGCCGTCACGGGGCTTGAGTTCCTGAACGAGAAGTTCGATCCGTTCGATATCGAGCTGAACGGCTGGTCTCAGAACACCATGGAGAATATCGACGACTATGACGGTGTGTTCGAGGAGCTGTATAACAAGTACAAGACTAAGGTGGCTATGGCACCAGAGATTAAGCTTCTTTTCATGGTCGGCGGGTCTGCAATGATGTTCCATCTGTCCAATTCAATGGTGAAATCTGTGCTGCCAAAGATGCAGCAGAACCCCGCATTCATGCAGAGTATGAATGATGCGATGCAGAATATGTATAAGATGCCATCAGCTGGCGAACCACCAGCACCAGGCCTGAAGCGTGAGATGCGTGGTCCAGGTGTAGACTTTGGGTCTCTGATGAGTATGATGGGTCCTCCACCACCAGCAAATACACGACCAGTAGTCCGGGATGATGAGAGCGTCTCTGACATTGTCAGTATCGACGCCACCTCTGACACCCGTGAAGTTCCAATCGGTCCAGAGAAGAAGAAGCGTGGTCGCAAGCCCAAGGGCAAGGAGGTGACAATCTAATTTCTCTGATATAAATAAATATGACGGTGGCCTATGCACCGTTTGAAGAAAATCCACCGGTAATACCACCACGGAAGGTGGAATTACCGAAGAATGCAGTTATACCCGTTCCAGAGGGTACAGAATGCAATTATCTTGTTATGTTTTTTGTTGCAGGCGTGTTTGTGATTGCTCTTATGGATAGCATGCGCTCCTAGAGAAATGCGCATTCGGCCAGTACAGGTACGGCAGCAGGTTCATCAGGTACGTCTGAGCTTATTTCAAATCCGAGACTTTTATAAATCTTGAGACGTTTACGGTACATTGAAAAACATACTGACCAACGATCGGCAATGTCGAAAATAAGTGGACTATTCACTTTGCCCTTCGTTTCTCGCATAATGCGACCTATAGCCTGTGTGATATCTGAATGAGGTGTCGTCAGGATCACTGTATCCAGTACAGGGATGTCAAGACCTTCTTGGGCCATGGAAAATGTAGCAACAATCACAGTTTTTTTGGACGTCTCCTCAAGTTCCTTTTCTGAAAGTCCTCCGTAATATAGTCCCGCAATTTCATTTTTAAATTGGGAATGTATCCACTCACAGTGTTCACGTCGGTCACTGAGAACCAGAATTCGTCTCTTGTCACCTATACAATTCTTGATGATATCGAGTATCAAAATATTTCTTGAATTTAATTCGGTAATTTGAGTGGTCATTCCGGCCATGTTAATTTTTCCAAAACGCGTCAGGGGTGGACCCTCCTTAAAAGCCGGATCATCATACATGATGGTCTCGACCCTTGTGGTTTTCTGATTTTCACGATTTACCCTATAAAATTCCGGACCCATAAACCAGTACAAAAGGCGCGTCAGGCCATCCTTGCGTTCAGGTGTGGCGGTAAGGCCGAGTGACCACTTGGGGCAGAACTTGAACATGGATTGTGAAAATGCAGCCGCACCTATATGATGAGCTTCATCCACAATTACGAAACCAAATTGGTCGAAATTTTCAGAAGGTAAGTCGCGTGAACACAGGGTCTGGATCATAGCGATGACAAAGTCTTTGTCGGTGTCCCACACATCTTGTTGGATCCGGCCAATTGTGGCTCCAGGGCAGAACTCCTTAATGCGGTCCCTCCACTGGTTGGCCAGGAACTCTTTGTGGACGACGATGATTGTTCGGACTTTTAGTTGTGCCGAAAAAGCCAAGGCCATACATGTTTTTCCAAATCCCGGCGGGAGCGAGAGGACGCCACCTCCGCACTCATTGAATGCTTTGGTACCTGCAGCAAAGGCTTCTGTTTGTTTTGTTTCCGATCGTAGAGTTCCTGTAAAACTAATCCGGTGAGCAGGAGCAGGGCCAGTTCGGGTGTCGGCGGCGGCCGGCCCGAACCGCTCGCTGCCAAAATACCTGGGAACAATGATCTCCCCCTTGGTTTCTGACCGATAGACTTTGAAACTGGGAGGCCTGAACCCCAGAGCATTCTCTATTCCTCTGACAGTGAGCTCTTTTTTTAAATCAGACAGACCCTCCGCCGGAATCTTAATTTTGTATCCTGCTCTAGATAATTCTGTCATTAAGTACCTCTGGTGGTACCTCTCTAACTCCATGAACTATCCAGTAAACTTGACCGTCCCATATTTTTCTTTCTAAAAGCGCATCTATAATTTCATCCTTTTTGAGTTCATGAACTGTCCTCAGACCAGACATTCTACACATTACCCGATTGTACCTAAAAGGTATTTTGACTTGGACTATACGGCCATCAATTTCCAAATCAAAATACTTGCGTCCATCCCGATCATAGAATGGGCGGTGGATCCGGCATCGAATTTCCATTCCTAATTATAGTGTATATTTCTTTACATAATAGTACATGCGTTATTCAATGCAGTGTTAATAGGTCCATCTGGCGCGAAAGCTCCACTTAAACCTCTGACAACTGTTGTACCGAAAACAAGTTCGGCAAATTCTTGTCCAGGTTCTACATAACATGTTCTGCGTCCGGCATCGTACTGAACACGTTTCACAGTAGCACATACAGTATAACTATTATAACAATTACTGTCTCTTATGTCATATTCGTCATGACCTGTACCGAAATCTGTCTGTTGCTCCTCTACACACATATCTCTAAATCCTGATGAGGCGTGTAAGCACGCTCCACCTTGTGTTCCCCATCCCGAAGTGGTAAATCCTTTACTGTTGAAATAATCTAATGTACGCCATTCAAAATATAAATGATCCTGGCCATCTTCCGGGGGAGGATAAGGTCCACTTCCAGCTGAACATTCAAATGCAGTCTTATAAGAGCATACCTTTGAGTATCCTGTTTTGCCAGGGTCTAATAATACACCACCAGCCTTTGTACACGCACGGTCAATCGCCAAGTTTGCAAGTTGTTCATATTCAGAATTGGGAAGGAGTGTGGTATCTCCGAGAGAAAACTCGATATCTTCTACAGTCATAGTTTTATTACCTTGAGCGGCCCACCGAGTTCTCATAGCAATTAGTATTTTAGATACTATAGACGCTTCTGCATCTGTAGGTTCTGATATAATAGTAAAAATTTCAGTTTGAACTGCTAAATCAAACGCATCAGAACTCAAAGTTGAAAGTGGACCTGCAAATTGAAACGGTGGCTGATTATTTGCTGTAAATGTGTCTTCGGTTTGTTGATCATATAATCTACGCCAAGTTTTATAATCATCTGTTGTGTTCAGATCAGCGAGATTTCCTACGTTTTTATAATCAAGTGCCATACTAGCTGCAGTAAATGCTATATCTGCTGCCTCAAAAGGACCCAAGCCGGCACCTGCAGCAACGCGAGCTGCACCCGCTTCCGCAATCGCCACCGAGCGTGCAGCTCGAGCACTTGCACCCGCCGCCGAACGTGCCGCCGCTGTTTCCGCGCGCGCCGCCGCCGCATCCGCAGCCAATATCTGTGCGGACGCTCCTGATGCACCCTTTGTGGCGGTCATTCGCATACCTGCTCTAGACAACACTTTAAGTGGTATACGTGCAATATTTTTTCTAACGTATGCTGCAAAATTTTTGGTTGGTAAAAGTGCTTCTTTTGCACTATTTACACGTGCCCTAAACTGAGTAGACCAATTTATTTCTGGTAATGCTTTCTTTAACAAACCTCTTAAGTAACCATCACGTTTAACAAGACTTGCGATTGCGAGTTCACCTGCAACCACCCCTAATGTTTTTCCAATGTCTTCTAGAATTTTAGTTATATTAGGAGCAGGTGTACCTAATGGGACTGTTACCCACGGCCCTGGTGCTCTTGCGGATCCTGGAGACCCTGGAGACCCAGAGCCGGCGTCACCTGTACTTTGGGCAACTTTCCAGACGACTAACACAATAACCCCAACTATCATGGAAATCAATAAAAATATTATAATTGCTAGACCAGCTCCACCTCCGTCGTCATTTCCATTTCCATTTCCATTTCCATTGGAATTATTTTCCATCTATAAGTAGCGGATCATTTTATTTTTTCAGTTTATAAATGATGCCAATTATTAAACCGATTATAATAAGAGCACATACTCCTATACATACCCACATCAAGATTTGACCTATATTAGCAAGCCCTGGCAAAATCTCACATAACTGTGGAACTGCTCCACATAGAACATTTTCTCCTACATTGAGAACATCGCCTGCTATACTTCCTGCCCATCGAAGTGCTGACGTGAAAGTCCCGGCAACTTGATTTCCAAAACTGGTATGACACGTGAAACTTCCCCATGGTGCCTTACCGGCTTGTTGAATACCAACAGAAACAATAATACTATTATCAGTATCACCAACCGATACTACAGATTTGCTTCCGGAATTTATATCAGGGGTACATGGAGTGCTATGAAATTCTACAGTATCTCCACGTGCTGGTGAAAACATTTCAGTAGGTTTGTCGAAAGATACTTTTATTCTTGAACTATCGACACGTTCTATGTTTGTTATATTTGCAGTTTTGCCGTTAGTCTGGTCATATCTAGCTCCCGCAATTGCAAGAACTGTTACTATGGGAATTCCAACTAATCCGGCTTGGTAATACTTTCCGTTGGGTCCTGAAAGTCCCCACCTCTCGGCCTTTGCTGCTCTCTCTGCAGCTGTACCCGCTTCAGTTCCTGCTGGTTCTTTATCTTTGAGAGCCTTCGCATCAGCGGCACCCTGTTCTGCATTCTGGGCAAGTTTTTCGGCCTCGGCCGGATTTTTCAAAGAATTTCTTAAAGCGGGTGTAAGATTTCTTGTAGCGGCTGCATCTCTTGCTAAGGGTCTAGCAATAGATACCAGCTCTGGATCAGCGGCGGCCCGGAATAGGCGGCGTACTGAACGACCCGCTTCTCCTAATGCTGGCATATCTATATTAGATCTAGAATTTTTAATTTCTCCTGGAACTCTGCATTTTCACCCTTTCCCGTGAGGGCCCTGTACTTGGCACTCATTGGATCCTTGATGATGTCTTTGAGCAGGGCAATCTCAACCTTTGAAAACGTCACTGAACCTTGGCGGTAGTCCTCGAATGCCTCACATGCGACGGGGACGATCGGTTTAATAAGCTCGTAGACCTGTACGGCCAGGTCCCGGATCTCCTTCTGGGCGTGGCTGTCCATACGCAGCTCAAGAAAATGAAGAAGGTTATGCAGGTTAATTTTCCAGAAGAATTCCGTGTAAGTGTTCAATGGAAGATGCGCACGGGCAAGCTCGCGCGAACAATTCTTCGACAGGAGCTCATCATAGGTATGAAAAGCCATGTCGCATGAGGCCTTCTGCTTCAAAAGGAGCAGATGATCGGACCCATCTGGGAAAGGCTTCTCGCCACCTTGTTTATTTGACGTCGACTGGAACCGGAGGTTCTCTGGAAGATAGAATTCATCTGGCAAAATTGAGTAACGGGCCGAGACCTCATTAACAGATGCGGTACGGTGACGCAGCCACTGGCGCGCTACAAAGATAGGACACTTAATATAAAACTTAAATTCTACCATCTCAAATGGCGTCGTGTGACGATGCCGCATGAGATAACGGATGAGACCACGGTCGTCCGACACGCTCTTGGTTCCCTGAGCGTAACTGACACGTGCAGCCTGAGCAATTGCCGCGTCATTCCCCATACTATCGAGGAGTTTCACGGAGCTCATTTTCTAAAATACTCGTGGTTTTTTTAATTAACAATTGAGACGGCCATTTTGGTCAACATAGATGTCTCGGCCTCCACAGAATGCGATACCCTTTGTCGTGTGTGATACCGTGTTAAATGGAGTTTGACAATCGCAAGTCAGAGCGGTCGGGTCATATCCAACTCCAGGATCAATTCCCATTCCGCAATTACAGCACTTGGCTTTGTAAGTTCCATTTGGAATGTTTGAAGGATTTGGTGTGGCACATGTCACACTACCCGGAGGCGCCACGGGTGCTGGGCTTGGGGTTCCCAATGGGCTTGGGGTTCCCAATGGGCTTGGGGTTCCCAATGGGCTTGGGGTTCCCAATGGGCTTGGGGTTCCCAATGGGCTTGGGGTTCCCAATGGGCTTGGGGTTCCCAATGGGCTTGGGGAGGCGGGTCCTGGAATTGTAATAGGTGGTTGAATAGGAGGAGGTCCTTGGAGAGACGGCGCCGGTACAGGAGGGCCTGGTTGGTTTGATGCAGGAATAGTTAATGGTGGCTGATAAGGAGGAGGACCCTGAAGGGGTGGCTGATAAGGAGGAGGACCCTGAAGGGGTGGCTGTACTGTTACAGGTGACGGAACCGTTGAAGTTGGTGTAGTAGAACTGTTTACATTTGAAGTTGGTGCTCTAAACCAAAACCAATATATCACTACACATAATACGATAATAAGTACTATTATACCCCCTATCACCATACCTCGACCTTTTGCGGGCTGAGCCGCAGGTGGAGGTGCTGGTGCCGGTGGTTTGACATTTCCACCCAAGAGGTTTGCACTCATTATATATTGTACTCCGATTTTAATTCATCTAGTGAATGATAGTACCGTCCAAGGTCTTTTCTGAACCGGGCATCCTGTTTACCCCCTGTTTTTACTATCCATGCTAAATTAGACTTTGAGTATTTAGTCCTGATTTGGTTTTCCGTTGGTTTCCGAGGTTTGGACACCTTGGTCTCCTTCGTTTTCTCCGTCTTTACTGGAGCTCTGTTAATAAAACTAAGGGCTTGCATGACGGTGTCGGCAAGGTCGTCCTTTTTCTTGTGTTTGTCGAAATGCTCTATCCAGTTATTATTTACACTCGTGTCCTGGAGAAATTTGCGGGCCCTCTCTATACTTGCATTTTTACGTTGAGTGTATCGCGCCCGGCCAGCTCCAGCAATATCAGGAATTTTGTGACGAGCGTCATAAATAATAACCTCACGTTCACCGTTGATCACGAAATACGCGTGAAGGAAATTTTCGACGCTTTTCATGCCACGGTTGCGATCTGGCTGTTTTTCAATAAGGACCGTATTCGCGGTTAGTACCCATGGCCTATCAGCCAAGTGACGTTTAAAACACGGATAGATCCCATCAGCGTGATTTGGCGGAATACCTGACACGTCCCAATGATGGATCTTTTTAGTATTAGGATCTATTAAGCACATTGCGAGATTTTTAATTCCGCAATCAATACTTAAAAGCATTCTAATTGTACTGGTTATATTTATCTTTATAATGAGTTCTGAGCTTATTTGCTGGTGGTGCGTCCATCCTCTCCCAGAAGGTCCTGTAGTGCATTTCCCGTTAAGATATGATGAAAAGCGTAAAAAGTTTACGACCGTCGGAAATTTTTGTTCATGGGAATGCTCAAAAGCTTATGGTATAGATATGAAGAGTGCGCGTTGGGGTGAAATGCAGATGTATCTTGCGCTCATGAGAAAACAGGCTCTAGGCAAGTACACCCCTGTATTTTCCGCGCCAAAACGCGAGGCTCTAAAAGTCTTTGGAGGGACGATGACTATTGAAGAATTCAGATCCTATCAGGGAAAACAGCCACCACCAGTTGAATTTCCAAATCAAATTCAACTTAACCAAGTTGTTAATGGTGTCAAACTTGCACCGACTGCACCGACGAATGAGCAGCCTGTTGGGGATGATGAACTTGTACTAAAACGTTCAAAACCTCTTCTCAGGGCTAAATCCAAGTTAGAGAGTGCGCTCGGTATTACACGTAAGGCAAAATGAATTACTTCATGGCATGGTGCAAGCCGACACCTACACCAAGTCGAGACGATCTTATCCGTTGGGAATTCTCTCATGGAAGTGTTGTTTGGGCTGAAGATATGTTCAGTGCAGTCGAGAAACTCGTGACGGTCAAAACGAATAACTTTTGGGCTTTTGAAATTGAACCCGGAATCTGGGACGTTCAATTTGAAAAGGAAGATGATCCGTATGTTATGGTTACACATGTAAGAGCCGCTACAGGTGTCGATGCGGCCAAGTCGGCTCGGTGGTATCTTCACTTGGATCATCAAACCGAAGAAATAGTCAAGACAAGTTGTTCATCTAATTTTGTTTCTAAATATGCGGGCGGTTTTACTTGAAACCCAATTTATGTTTTTGCTTTTGAGTAGCATGCGAAGGAGGTGCGTTGTCATGTGTACTGCGAAACCATATATCACCTATATGGGCCCTCCATTGAATTGAGTATTTTTCAAGACTTTTCCTACAGAGTACACATGGAATTGAAATACCTTGAATTCCGTCTTTTCTAATTCTATATACGATAAGATCACCGTATTTACGGTGAAGCCATGCAGCGAATTTTTTCATAGGAACGCCCTCCCGATGTGCTCGAAGAGAAAGATTTCTGATGACTTTTCTTTCAGCACAGCAGTGACAGTCGTTTGTAGTCCTATACGGGACACTGGGGGTGCTCAAAGCACCCCCGGCGCGAGGTCCAGCAGTGAACAATAGGATAAGTTGCCATTTTCTTAATGTATTACCGCGTCATTTCCTTAAGTGACCTTGACCAAAAAGTAGGTTGTGTGGCCGGCCCTAAACTTTAGTGTAGTCACTCCTTAACACACAAACACATGGCTGATCACGCACTTCGCACTTGGGTTCTCGGCCGCTTCACGGCTGCTATCGGCGTCCCGGTGTCTGCACGCAACGCAGAGCGCTCAGTTTACAATTGGGCGGTGAAGACAACCCGTGGGCAAAATGAGGACAGCGCGTGGGAAAATATCCACTTCCGCCGCCGTTACAAGCTCAAGGCCCTCCACCTCCTCGAGGAGCTCAAGCGCGCTGACGTGGCCGTCGTGGGGCTAAAGGTGGCCGGCGACCGCGTCAAGCTCGAACTAAGCTACGTGCCCCAGCTTGTGAACCGCCTCAAAAACAAAGAGGTCGAGGCGCGTAGTCTCGCACAGCTTACTGCGGAGCAGCTCTGGCCAGACGGTCCGGCCGCAAAGGCTGCTTTCAAGCTCAAGCAGCGCGAGCTCATGTTGGAAAAGGCTCGGGTGAATGACGAAGACTACAACGGTATGTTCAAGTGTGGCAAGTGCAAGAGCACCAAGACCACCTACTACCAGATGCAGACGCGCAGCGCGGATGAGCCTATGACCACCTACGTCACCTGCATAAACTGCGGGTCTAAGTGGAAGTGCTAGGACCCAGATACCTGCTTATGATACTCGTGTTATCCAATGGCCATTTATCCTTCTCTAACTTGTCTAGCACTCGTCTGTCCTCCCCAACTATCTTGACCATCATAGGATGCTCCCCTTTGAACGGCCCCATCAGATATTTGCCAATATCCTCGAATTTCCATTTCAAATTGGAATGGATTTTTAAAGGACCCTCTTCAGATTTCTTTGTCTGTATTAACCTATAGTCCCAACCATCCACTTGCATCATTTTCTGAGCACTCAGATAAATCGTCAGATATTCTGGTATAGCCATATTTTGTTTCAACTTTATACGTTCGACATGATTATACGACTCGTAATATCCTTTGCCGTCATTTCCGTGCTTTTCACAAATAGAATTAAAGTCTGTGAAATATTCTCGTACGAAAGGGTGCCCCGGGCTGAAAGCCATAAACCAACTCTCAAATACTGGAGACTTTTTATTACTGGTCATTCCGTCTTGATGGAACATAAACGCACCTGATGTAGGAACCCAATTTGAAATAGGTTCTGTAAGGATAATTGAGGCGTCCATCCATATTCCGCCATGACGGTTCAGTAAGTCTAAGCGAAGCCAGTCAGATTGTCTATGCTTGTCTAATTTGTAAAAATGTTCCGGAGGATTTGACCAGTTCTTAAGAGTGTCTTTATTCAAGAGGTGTATCTGATATTCTGGGGCGTACCGTTTCCAGTTCTCTTGACATTTCTGAACCAGAGGTGGTATTTTAGGATCGTCCCAGTAAGTCCATATCACCTTGGGGATTTCTGTTTCATATTTTGAAATTGATTTGCTAATTAGGAGAGCCAACCCGGCAGCTATCGCCAATGCCAGGATATCGAATCCGTCCATAACTATTATGGACCAAGAATTAAAATATCATTCCTGTACTTCTTTCCATATAGTGTGCAACCTCTAAATTATTATGAACAGTTAACTGCCTGTGGAGATTTTGATAGAAGTCTTTGGACCGTTGACGTATTCTGTCTCGAGTTGTTCTCAGGACGCCGTTATAGTGCACACCCTTGGCATCGGGGTCCCAAGGTCCTACATTTTTCTCGTACCATGCTCTGAAAGGTCTAGTTTCTGCAGGTACAAGGTCATTTCCGTTCCAGTGGTTCAAAGTGAAATTTTCATGTTCACCTATTGGGTTACCTTCAACAGGTCCATTATTTATCATATCTCGGGCTCTATCAATTCTGTCCCATTTATTAATGGGCGCTGGTAAAAATAATATATGCTCAGGTAAATTATCGTAATTATCTAGAGCATATTGTACCCAAGTCCCCTGTTCCCGGCCCACGTTCTCAAGTACTTTACAATCAGGAATTCCTTCACATGATTTACATTTATCATAAACTATAGTTGGATAACCCAGTTTCCTGACAGTCTCGACATCATCCTTATTTCCACAGACCGACATAACAATAGTGACAAGGCTGGATTTCACAAATTTTACAAGAAGTAAAATTAAAAGCACACCCACCAACAAGGCAAAAATTACATACATGTGCGTTAATATACTTAAACAAAATTTACTAGACATTGTCAATGAGCCTCGTCAAGGTATGGACCGACATAGGTGCAAAGAAACATGTTCAACTCTTGGCAAAGATCATTGAAAAGGACGGCGTTATTTTGATTATCAAATATCTCTCAGAAGGAAAGGACCATATCTGGCGGTACGAAAATGATACATACGAGATAGATGACAGTTCGATCGCCGAGTATCTCGGTACCGATGACGAGTGCAATATAGGCTTTGTGCCCATGGGTGACGGCGGGTTTGTAAAAGATGAGCCGTCAGATGATGATTATGAACCCAGTGACGAAGAGGAAGAGGACGACGAAGAGGACGACGAAGAGGAGGACGAAGAGGACGAAGATGATGAGGATGCCGACGATGAATGTGAAACTGATCAAACTGAAGAATTCTCAGAAGATGAGGATGAGGACGAAAAATATGTTGAAGAATATTAACAATGAAAAATAATCAGTTGTTAATTGGTGCCCTGATCGCGTTCCTGGTGTGGTGGTTTTTTATCCGTTCACAGACTTCGACTTATATGGCAGGCGGATGTGGCGGATGCGGTGCTGCTTAGATAAAAACAATGTTCACCTATATGTAAATGTCTTCTGTCACAAGTAAATTTGTGAAGGAGTTTGATCCATCTAATTCCGTACATGTGAAATGGTTGGCACATATGACCGATGTCGCCGAAAATTTTAACGATCCTAACAAGCCAATGTCAATTGTTGAAGAGATTAATAGCAACCCAATGAATATAAAAATTGAAGATCGTGATGCACTCGACTGGTTCCATATTCATTTTGTGATTTCTGCTGTGTACGCAAAGGCTGTCTTACGTGGCAAGGCGTTTATTCCTCCAACTGATACAGCTCATTAAATTTGTATTGATACATTTCGAGGCTACCTTCGAACGTATAGTGTTCACCGAGAAAGCGATAACCTGATTCTGTCTTGATCATGTTATTGATAATAGTCAAATCTAGACAGTGAATTGCACTCCACAATTTTAAATTGTCAAATTCCCACTTATTGATATCAAGAAATTCAAGTGGCTCGTGACTTTTCATGTTTTTGATATGGAAATTAGGCTCACTGGTAATAATTGGCCATTCACTAGTTGAATTCACATGAGTTTCAATAATCTTAGCCGTCAATTTCGCATCAATTTCCTTTGCGAAACTTACGACTGAAGTACGTGGCTCAGCTGGTAGGCCGAACACCTTATTTTTCATGTAGTGTACAGTCCATAGTTTCTTTGAACCATGGGCAACCCGGACAGGGGCGGTGGGCCGTGCGGGTGTAGCTAACATTTTATACTATAAGGTCACAAAGCTTTTAAGTGAAAGTAGGTTGTGTGCCCGGGTCCAACTATCTTCGTCTGTCATTGTACAGACACACCGTGAGAATGTCCAAGGAGTGCGAGGTTTGCTACTCTGCCAATTCGAATTGCAAATTGGTATGTGGTCACAGCTTTTGCTTTTCCTGCGTCAAGAGCTGGTACCACAAGGGTGCCGAACAGAACTGTCCCATGTGCCGTGCGCCCATCTACTTCAAGGGCCTCTACAAGAAGCAGGAAGAGTGGGCAAATGAGGCCTACGAGGCCAAGGTGTCCGACATCTTTGGCGAATACTTCGAACAGACCCTTGAAACCGGGATCGAGGACGCCAATGAATTTGTGGAGATCTTTCACAAGTCTTGCCGGAAGGAGCTCAAGGCTTCGTGCATGAAGGAGATCATGAGCGACCTGAAAAACCTCGAGAAGACGCACCGCTTCCTGCGTCACGAGCAGGTTGACCAGGAGGAGATCGAGGATGTGCACTACTATGGGGACTACTATTCAGACCGTGCTCTCAATTCCAAGAACCAGTTCCGGGAGCGACCCCGGCAGCCGCCGCCGCCGCGCCGCGCCTCTCGCAACAGCCAAATGTACTCGCGCGGACGTCGTTAAATATTGACTAATAGTATATGCGCCACCCTCGTCACATCACCCTCAGAAAGAAATGGCCCCAAAGATATTTCGGCGGCCTCAGCCCCTCCATGAAACTCCGCCGTGAAATAGAGCTCCTCAGACGTCGTCGTTACAACAATAAATTCCAATTAGGAAAGTCAAATAAAGGCATAAAGACCCGCAAGTCCCGGTGGACCCAGCTCTTCCACAAGGTTTATCCAAATTTACCTTTCAAGAAAAATCAAATCTCAAAAAGGACGGGTATCCCGGTGAGTGTTCTGAATACCGTTTATAATAGAGGTCGGCGCGCCTGGCAGACGGGCGGGAGCCGGCCAGGCGTGACGGCGAACCAGTGGGGAATTGCACGCGTTTATAAGTTTGTCTTAATTACAAAAGGAAAAGCACCAAGAAATTGGTACATCCATAGATTTGACCCTAACAACAACCTCAGATGAGGTCGATGTCACCGTATGAAATAAAATCAAATACTGTATTTTCGGTCACAATATTACAGCCCTCGGTCATACAGGTGGCGAGAATTGTGACGTCACCATAGACGAAGCAATGCTTCTGACCACGTGTGAAAACGCCCTCCATGTACTCGTCCTCGAACAGGGCACGGAGACTTGCGTAATTCACGCGCAGAGTTCGATCATAGCGCTTGAGCGTCTCGATCGAAAACACAAGTTCACTGGCCGAGTGAAAATCACGATCAATATTTGTAACCTCTACGGGCTCGCCGGCATTGCGGTTCACTGCACGACGCTGGATCGCATTTAGGGCGATGAAATTAGGGGGGACGGCGTGGGACATTTGGGCACGGTAAGGGATGTTGCCGATTTCTACGAATTCGGAATCGTAATCATCGGGATTTACGTATACATAGTTAGTGAAGGACAACTCTTCGGACGGACTATAACATACGGTGAAAAGCATTGTTCTGCATTACACAAGCGCGTCTCCTCTAAGCCTCATCCATCGGGTCGTAGTTCTCATCAGTCTCCATATCGGACTGGCCCTCCTCCCACCCCCCACGCCATTGCTCCTCCTCGTGGATCTCGTTCTCGAGACGGTCAATTGCCGCGCGGTTCTTGGCAATCAGACCGCGCATGAATTCTGCGTACTCGTGCGCGATCGGACTATCATTGCCGAAAGGCCTGTTCTCCTCGAGCATCGCATCGATGGCCGCGCTTTCCTTGGCCTCTGCTTCGCGCTTGGCGGCCCGAAGGTTCACAAGGGTCTGCTCGTGCATAGTGATGCGGTCGTTCGGTAGCTGATCAAAGTATGCATCAGCTGCGGACGCCTCGAGGTTGCCCGTACAGTAATCACCGCCCTGAATTTCATAGAGCTCCTCTTTGGAGATTTCGTTCTGGACGAAACCGGCCATGTAATTGTACATGGACGGCGTGATCGCCTCTTGGATCAAGTCCTCGAAGACTGAGTAGGTCCACACGAAAACGGGCTCCTCGTTTTCGTATTCACCCTGGTAGCCGCAGAGGAGGCCCGCATCGTTGAACGCCACGTATGCGTTAGGTGACATTGTGTTTGTGACTACCTGTTCCTCTAAGCTGGATGACAGCCGGGCACACAACCCTTTTTACCCGTAGACGAAGACAACTTTAGCCTCTGAATGAGCTCTATGAATTCGTTCGAACAATTTGGCCATGGGCACCTCAAACTCTTCGGCTTCTAAGGCTGCCACGTCATCTTTTGACAGGATCATTGGTTTAGAACGCCAGAACAATTCGTCACCAGTTGCTCTTTCGCTATAAATATATCGATCATATGCGTCATTAAACTCTTTTTGAGTTTTGAAAACCTTGTCTTGATACAGATTATTTACCCATGATCGCAAATCATCATCGGTAAATTCTCCAAGTTTCTTGTAGAATTTAGGCTTGGCAAAGTTGACGAGTTTGCGTTTGGGTGCAAACTCGGCTGAGATTGCGGCAAACTTCAACAAGGCCATTTATTATATATGGCCGTCATCTTTTAAAACGTGTTTGACAGAGGGCCATTGGTTGTCTTGTAATTGCGTCCCCAGAAAGGTCCCAGGGCACCTGAAACTCTGACACTTGGGCTCCGGCGGGAAGGGGACGGAGAGACCCCGGCCTGACGCATTAACGCATTCTTACGGGTCTTCTTTGGGCTAGGATGAGCTGCATTCCAATGAGCTCCAAAATTACGGAGACTTTTGTATTCCTGGATAAGTGCTGGCAGGTTCATATGGACGTAAGACTTTCCGTACAGGTGAAGCAGAGAACCCATATTATACCTGTTATTGCTGCTTGCCCAGTTATTCCCGTACTTGTTCACTGGGGTGCCGTTTGCGGTAACAAATTTACCGCGGAGGGTTTTATAAATTGGGAGACCGGTCACGGTCTTGTGATTGGTCGATCGCCAAAATCGAGAACGAGGAGCCATTTATATTTGTCAATATTTTATGGAAGATTTGGTGAAGAAATAATAACTATACCCTGATATCCCGCGCCTCCTGGTGCACCAGTGGTTCCTCCTCCTCCACCGCCGCCACCATACCATGAACCAGGTTGTCCAGATGGTGGGCCTCCTGCTGCACCTTCCATATTTGCTCCACCATTGCCTCCTCCTCCACGTCCGCCACCTTGGGGATATAAGAACCAGCCCTCGCCGCGCGCCCCCGCGCCGCCATACCAGACTTCTGCACCAACTATAGAACTTGGTTTACCATCCTGGTTGCTTCCACTTGCTCCTTTTCCAAATTGATTGGCGCCAGTATTCCCACCCGCTCCTCCTTTTGATGTAATTTCACCAAACTTACTATCACCTCCAGTAGTTCCATTCTCTGGTGGTCGAGAGCAATTCGCACCACACCATGTGCCGCGGCCCCCAACACCTCCGGCGCCAACTGTAACCGATATAGTCTGACCTGGAGTTACGGTATATGAACTATTTTCGATTACAGTACCTCCATCACCGCCAGCCCCGTAACCACCTGTACCGCCGCCACCTCCGCCGCCGACAACAAGTACTTTAAGAGATGTCACTCCTGCAGGTACTGTCCATGTGGTTGTTCCGACCGTCTTGAATTCTAAGAATTTAGTGCATGAATTTGTACGCTGACAATCAGATTCGACACACTTGTTACTTTCACATTTCTTGTATCTACAGTCCGAATTCTTTACACATGCGCTACCATGTGCACATGTACCTGAAGTATAACAATCAAGCGGACTATACTGTGAAAGATGCGCCGTACCTGCCTGAAGATAACATACTCTAAAAAATCCATCACTGCTATCAATTCCAGTTGTACCGACCGGGCATGCATCAGCCGTACCTTGAAGTTTCCAACAATCTGTCGAGGGAAATCCCAATTCATTAGGCCAATTTTTTGTGCTGCCTGCATGAATACTACCTGAAGCAAATTCAGGTGGGCATGTTGATGATCCCAAGTTTGCTGGGGCTGGGGCTGGTGAGGGTCCCAGGTTTAATGGGGCTGGTGAGGGTCCCAGGTTTAATGGGGCTGGTGAGGGTCCCAAGTTTGCTGGGGCTGGTGAGGATCCTAAGTTTGCCGGGGCCGGTGAGGGTCCAGGACTTGGGGGAGGATTTACATTTTGACTACGTGTTGATATAGTGGCAGTTGGTATAGGAACTGTTGCGTCTGGTACAGATGTAGTATCACAACTCTTACCCCATGTTGGGCACGCGATATTCGAAATATAAATTAGAACTGAAACAATTACAAGTCCCAAAAATATTAATAATATAACCATACCACCCCCACCTCCTCCCTGTGGCTGCGGAGGCAGCGGAGGTTGTGAAGTGTTCATCTGATATTATATTCTTTTTTAATTATAATGAGCTGCGGTCAACTGGGTGCTATACAGACCCAGGGTACGTGCTGGTTCTATTCTATTCTTAACGGATTTCTACTATCAGAGGATGGACAAAAGATACTTTACGCCAAGTTGCACGAATTCCATAACAAGTTAACTGAGGCGGAAAAAGCTTATTTCAATTCTAACATAAATGCTCCTTGCCCACTCAGGGACCTTACCAAGACGAAGAAAATTTACTTTTGGAAATTCGTCGATCAGTACCTGTGTTTCTTGTCAGGACCACGGGCCAAATCACTTCAGATGGGCAAGTCTGCTAATTTACTAGGGGGCATGAGCCTTGTGGGGTCGCTTGCACGCCGTGAGAGTGGAGCGATGGGAGCAAAGCCTCATGAAGAGATTGCCAAGATCCTTAGTCACATAGGGTTCAAGGAAATGACAGGGGTGTTCAAGTCATGGAAGGACTTTTTAGTTGTAGATTTCGATGATTCCGTAAAAGTTAAAAAGTTGGACTTTGACCACAGAAAAAAGCCAAAGTTTATCATTGTGAAGCGCAAAGGCGATAACTATATGGACAGTGAAATGCCAGATTTCCTACTCAAGGATCCAGATTACGCGCTCATGTGTTCTTCAATTGTAATCGGAAATAGCAAAGCTAAAAAAACAGAGATGCACAAGTATCATGCGGTGGCTGGATACACATGTGGCGGTAACGGGTATATTTACGATTCAAATCAGAAAAAAGTTTTCACGTGTGATTACTGGAACTGGCCGAAACTCAAGACTACTCTAGACCTAAACGTAGGATCATTCTATAGTTTCTTTAAAAACGGACAAATAAATTATTACAGTCTCGCGTTCCATATTCTGGCCCGCAAAGACTATGTCAAGCACATAGCACCCACCTGTCGTATGAGGTATACTACAAAAACTCCACAGGGATATAACTTAACATCACCTAATTTAGGTCAAAGAATAAACAACATGACTTGGCTCAAACCAGCCGAGCGCGTTGCTCTCAAACGTGCATGGTCCCGGACAGAGCATAGGGTTCCTGTTTATCTAAATCAAAATAGTTTTAAATCCATATTGGCCAATGCTAGAAATATAGAACATGCACTTACTATGCTCAATGATATGGTAAAGGCTGGTTACAAATATCATCCCACAGACTACATGAATTTCAGAACCAAATTAAAGGCCAAATTTCCAGAAAAGAATGTAGCACCGGCACCATCTCCACGGAGGACTTATACTTTTGCAGAGGCCAAAGCGCATCTAAACCAGTTCTCAACGAGTGGAAAGGCCATACGTGGTTTCCAGTACTCAAAGGTCTGGCGCGGAATTCCCATGGCTCAACGCAGGATCCTTATGCACTGGCGAAACACTGGTAACTGGCTCTCTAACACGCCCAAGCCGACGCCCAAGCCGACGCCCAAGCCTAATAGCCCAAGTCCAAATACAAAGCGGAAGGCTCAAGTCAAAGCAAATTTTGAGAAATACTGGACCGGACTTACATCTCAGAATAGGGCTTTGCTTCGCAATTACATTTCACAATACAAGAGCCCAACTAACGCGTTAAAAAAACAGATATTCGGGTCTCCAAGTCCAGTTTCTAATTTAAACAAGGCTAAGCAGAATGTTAACGCCCTTAAGACCGCCAAGGCCCGCAAGTTGTACCGTCGTCAGCGTGCTGTTAACATGTCAACTGAAAATTGGAAAGAGCTTGCAAGATATATAAATATAAAGAATGCAGAGGCGCGTTGGGCCCGTGAAGCCAAGAAATCTGTTGCTAGATAATATAAATGTCTCCCAGAAGGCAGTCGGTGTCAGGCCTTAATTTTAGAACATGGATGCGGGCCAATGCAGTAAGAGCTCTTGGACATTACAAGAAAAGAACTAGCCCCTCGTCAGGTAGCCATAAATCTCCAGCAACGTCAGCATCACTCATGCGCCTTCGTAACCGTGCGTACAGGACAGTAAATACATCACGTTCATATAACAACGCTGTATTACTTAGAAATACAGCCAGAGTAAAGAAGATGCTCAAAGAAATTGCAAACTATAATGCACGTCACAGGCACCGGCTCGTCCTACAGCCTAATTTGTCCTTTTCCCTAGGTCGTCGGTCTAATTAATTTTCTCGTTTTAGAATAAATGAATAATATTAACAACATTAACCGGACTGTTAGAAATCTCGAGGAGGAGCTTGAAGGCCGCCACATGGCCATCATGCACATTAATAGAATAGGAGGCCCTGCGTCGTATAAGAATTTCCATTTGAGTGAGATTGCTGCGATAAAGAAACAGCTTGTGCCACTTTATCGCGCACAGGCGGCTGCACGCAATCGGGTCCGCCGTAATCGTCGGGTCCAGTCGCACGTAAAGAGAGCAGCTAATGCGTTTATGTCATTACGGAAGTAAATCAGGCTGGCCTGCAAAGTATATAGGACAGCGCGGTGCTCGCACGTCAAAATACTTGAAATCGCCGCGGCCGCGCCAGACGCCCCTGTGTCTCCCGTGGTGCCCCTGTAACCATGCATCATCCATTGGTTCTATATTATCATAAACCTCCCATTGATACACATCGTATGTCTCGTCGAAATTGATATATACCATCTTTTTGAGAGACGCAAAATATCTGAACGACGTGGGAGGAAGTTTTCTAAATGTAAAATCTGCGGCAAGCTTTGGAAGTTTTCTATAAATTCCCAAAGCTCGACGTGTATCAATATCGGCGAACGAGATTATCCTCTCATTCATTTAATTACAGGCGAGACTTGCCTCTATATAACTCTAATGGTTCCCATGTGAATACACCCGGAAGCTCACCACAAATGCGGACAGCCTCTTCGCGTGTCTCGACATAGACCAAATTACAGTCCGTCTTAATATCACGAATTATGTAAATCATTCCTTGATTAAAATACACTTGATATCTCTAATAAAGCTTCATTGCCATTGGTGCTGGACTGTAAACATTTGACATTGGCACTGCGAAAACATTTGACATTGGCACTGCGAAAACATTTGAAATTGGCACTGAGGGTGGGATCCCCATGGGTGGGACTGGCGCGGGTTGTCTTGGTTGCATTAATTGACGGACATATCCGGCTGCGTCAATGGATATAATTTGAGAAGTCATACTAGCTGAAGAATTCATTACCTCGGTTTTAAATGCTTTCTTTTGGTCATTATTGAGTGAACCCCAAAACTCTTTGACTTTTCCAGCCGCGGCCTGAGTGACTGGTGTCATCGCCGATGCGTATAAATCTTTAACTTCAGATGGTACATTCTCGAACTCAGCCAGTGTCATAAGATTGGTCTGTTTGGCCGTGAAACCTGACGTAACCTTGAAGAATACAGTAAAAACTAGAACGATCAAAATTGTCCATATAGCAATTCTCTCATAGGGGTGCATTTATATTATTCAAATGTTTTTTTTGACAGGGAACCACCAGTCTATGATTTCGCCTGCACGAATGACCATATAGATGAAGGCGGCTGCAACACGGCCTGACATTGGGCTGGGTTTATCGAAGATGCATTTGTAAGATGTTGCCTTGAGCTCATTCTTATTGTCACTGAAATTCATTAGGTTTCAAGAGCTTGTTGGCTCTAAGACCCATACAGTATTTTGGACATCTACCGGGTTATCTATTTGATCAAGGTCGATCCATGTGTGACGGTGCAGGCACATCTGTTGAGCCCGCTTTTTGGCAGCCTCGACAGTTGAGAAACTTCCTATGAAAACGTCCACGCCAGTATAACCGGTTGTGAAAAGATGATAAACGGGTTTAGATCGCGTGATCCCCATTAATAATCAGTGCTTGGTATGACTTTACCTGTCTTATTATCAACCTCGACCGTCGCACCTTTAGGAATGCTCGGGTCGTGAACAATTTTATTTCTTAATTCAAGCCATTTCTTGAGGATGTCATCAGGCATTGTATATCCCCACATTTTTCGAGCCTCTTCAAGGTTCATATTACTTTAAGATTACATAATTTCTTTAAAGTAATATGCAGTGGGCTCCTATTGACGCGACCGGTGAAGACGAAGAACAATTAGATATGGATCAGATTGATATGGAACTAGAAGTGGCTGATGAAGAGGTCAGTGAGTACGCGCAATTTTTGAAAGACGTCACGGATTTTCATACTCGATACAATAATCTCAAAGGTGAAATTATAGTTGCCGAGAATGACTTTATAGAAATTAACGAGACGTATGAAAAACTCGTCAAGATGGCTAGTACCTTGCAAGATGACACCAAAATGAAAGAGCTTATTGAACAGTACAAGGTAGATTTCAAGTATGACGAAAAGAAAGCAACAATTGAAAAACTGAAGGAGACCCGTGCAATGATGACCAAAGTACAGGCCAAGTTGCGTTGGAAGCCGCCAATCTCATTCAAGTGCTTTGTGTGCCTAGAAAATGTAGTTGATACATTTCTAGATCCATGTGGGCATGCGACATGTACAAAGTGTTGGGAAAAACATGTGCACTCAAGACCGTCCGTTCACAAGTGCCCTGGGTGTAGAGCTATTGTGAACAATCCTAGACGCATCTATTTCCTAGCGTAAAATCCTCCTAATTTCCTGCTGCGACTTGCCCTGAAAAGACGTAGCAATAATTTGGCAGACGTGATCCAGACATTCCTGATAATCGAGAAAATCGGCAGCCCGTGCAATTTCAAAAAGAATTTCGTAATCAGGATCTTTGATAAGCCATGGATCAGGACAGGCAATAACGCCATCACGAGCAAACTTGAGGAGCCTTGTCATGGTCGGGGCATTTACATTTGGAATTGGAATAGGTCCATCTAGAAACCCTTCTAGGATCTTGAACTTCTGAACAGTTTCTAAATCGATTTGGAAATTGACCCCGTCATTCGTGACCAGGGTCGTCATTTTGATTTACAAAATGGCTGTTAATTTTTTTAAGACTGTATTGTAGGAATGTTCAAAAATTCTTTAGGACCAAACTGGAATATGTTGGGGTTGTGTCTTGTGGAAGTTTTCGGTGATTTCCAGTTTAAAAATTTTGCACGGAATGGGACCATTGCCAATTTTTGGGGCGGCGTCGTCGGATATATAGGTGTTATATACTTTTTGATAGCATCCCTTGTTATGAATGACGTCATATGGGTCAATGGTATGTGGGATGGTAGTTCGGCACTGATCGAAACTCTGTTTGCATATTTCATGTTCGGTGAGCGTCTTGAGAAACCTTCACAGTACCTGGGTCTGGTTGCGATCATTGGGGGTCTCTTCTTGTTGAAGAATGGCTTGTAGTTCACAGATAAAAAGGTGGAACGTGAAGAAAGTAGAACATGGACGCTATTCAGGCTGTGGTCGATCTGGCTCGTGAGAATGAGGAGTATGAGGAGAAGCTCGCCAAGTATGAGGATTGGTGCGAGGACCTGATCGGCACTTCAGTAACCCTGCGGGTCGGTGGCAAGAAGTCCAAGACGCGCTTCGTCGAGTGTGTTGTCCAGGAGTATGACGGTGACGAGTTTACCTGGACCCTGCTTGCAGAGAAGGAGAATGATACAGATCCAGAGCTATTTGAGGTTACGTTCGAGGACTTCATCAAGGGAAACCTCCATATTAATTTCGAGAAGTAATATAAATGTCAGGAGCTTACTCAGTCGCCGATGTTGCAGAGAAAAAAATGGGTCTGACCACCCCAGTCAAGGTGGGGATCCTTCTGTTTCTTATTACTTTTTTCATTACCCGTAGCTGGCCTCAGACCACCGCGATCATCGTCGCCCACATGATTTTACATGCTATATTATAAATGTTCTACAGTGTGATAGTTGCTGTTCTTTTGACGTGGCTATTACAGAAAAAATTCAACCCTGAAAAATCGCCTTACATACTGTTCTTTATCGTACTAGGGATCACCCTTGGATTTCGGTGGCTTTTCTCAGTTGACACCATCCCTCTCAAAATCTATAAGAAACTAGACGAGGAGAACTCGGTCCAGGTCGTTGCAGAAGATTTCTAGAGCAGGTGCGATTTCATTGTTCCACATATCCCGGTCACGCTTGACCTCCATGGTGTTAATTTGCGAATTAAATTGCTCGACGAGTTTAGCATTTTCCAGGTCCAACATGTGTAGATAGGTCTGGATCTGGACCATCTCAGATGGGTAGACCCTTCTGAACAGCCCCTTTGTACGGTTCTTAATTTCAACAAGGGTCTTGGACCCATCAGGGTGCTCCTCAAGGCGATCAATCTTGCCAGTGACTACGTACTGATTATCACCTATGACGCAAATTTCATAGTTGTAAAAGTTATGGTCCTTGACAAGTTTGAGACCTGTTTCATCCGCGGTACGATCCTCTGAGCGCGTACCGTGGCTAGTATAAACTTTTGAGCGCAGATGTTCGGTCACTTTGGCCTTGTCCTCTGTCGTCAGTGTCTTATCGGCAGCTATAAGAATACTAGCTCTCCGAAAGGTTGCTTCAGCATCGGCTGAATTCTTTGCCTTGTGAGCAGTCGCGAGGTCAACCACCTTTTGGGCGTCGTAGGACTTGGCCAGAGCTTCCTTCGCCTCGTCACTTTTAGTTTTCAAATTGAAATTCTCTGGACTGTACTTTTTCCAGAGTTCATTAAAAACTTCATCACGAGGTTTGAATTTATTTTGGCCTATCACCGCCGCAACATCAGATGCCTTGATGATGATCCTTCTCATTTTGACTTAGAGGCTAGTGTCTCCTCTAAGTCAAATGTTGACAATTCGTCCAAAGGTTGTACCGGTGTTTGCGACCGCCAAGCCTAGTAAGAAGAAGGCCAGTGCACGGACCCCTGTAAAGCCCCACGAACTTCGTCAGGCAATTGAACACGCCAAGAATTTGTGTTTTAATTACGAGGATTCCATCGAGTGTCGACTTGCGTTCGAGCGGGTCGAAGAGCTCAGCGCTGAGCTGGCGCGTCAGCGTGACGAGATCGCCATGTTTGTAGCTGAGGCGGAATATTTCTCTGAGATCGAGACCAGGGAGTACGACGTCTAAAAGACGGTTGTGTGACCGGCTTAAACCTAAGGCGGTCGGTAACTGTATACCACAAAACATGGAGGCCTGCCCCGGATCCCTGCTGAAGTTCGAGCCGGTCGATGCCCTCAAGCCGGCGCCTTTTGGCCGGACCGCCTCAACTTACGGCCACACCAACCTCGAGACGCACCCGCGCGAAGGTGATATTTACACCGTTTGTCGTGACGGTTCTATCATGTCCTTGTCGGGCGATGACCACCCCATCGGTTGGGAGCTCCACATCAAGGATGACGTGGCTTACGTCCGCGTGGCCCAGTTTGGCTTCAAGCCTATGGAGGTTCGCATGACGCACGTCGGGAAGCTTCCCGCGAATATGGTCCCCGACACCAGTTCGGTTGTGGGAACCACTATCCACTTCGCTCGCTCGTGCACACCGGACGATCAGGCGTCCCATATTGCTGCCATCTCACACGCCATCGAAGAGGGGGATGAGGTGACGAGCCCCTTGAGCAACGAGGACTTCGAGATCAAGCCCCTTGACGCGTGCCCTAGCGCGCCCATCAAGGGGCCACGGCCTTCTAATGCCGCCAATCTCGAGACGATCGCTCGGAACCTCGACCCGTATATGGCGAAGGTTGCTTATATCTTGAACGATCCGGTACAGACGGATGCGATGGCGCGGTTTGCAGAGGGGAAGATGAGCTATACGGAGATGCGCGGGCTGTGCGGCTAAAGGCTTAAAGGTTTGTGAATGTTGTGTAATAGATGAATGAATTTGCTCGAATAGCTCTAATGATTAGTCTGGCCCATGCAATGCGTTACGCGTCCGAATGGTGTTATTGGAATTACTGTGGGGGCTTTATCCAGTCGATATTTGCGTCAGGATCATTTACGTGTAGGGGGCTGCGGTGGGCGTCAGAGAGTGCAAACACTCAAATGGTAACTTACTTCGGGACAGACCTAGTTAAGGCTTTGAACTACTAGACATGTAGACAAATGGCAGACACCAACATTCGTTCCCTGATTGAGGAGGAGATTGCCCTGAAGAACCAGCTGAAGGATCTGCGTCAGGAGCTCAAGACGGCTATCGAGGCTACTCAGCTGTACCAGGGGCTGCTCGAGCACACTAAGGATATTCCAGATATGGAGGTGAATGAAAAGACGGCCAAGGCTCACGCGTACAAGGTGACCTATGAGACCTTCGCACCTCCAAAGGATGACGGTGACGGCGAGGATCGCCCTCCAAAGAAGACTAAGAAGACCAAGAATTAAACTTAGTCAATAGTATAAATGGAGGCGCCAAGACCCATTATTGTCGCGGCGCCAAAGCAAGTATGGTTCGATGAAGAGGAGCAATTCCTTTCTAAAATTGAGCGTCAGGCCAATATACTTCATGAATACTATCTAAAAGATTACAAATATTACCAGCAGCTGTCGTCCCGTTTTAACATACCAATTCTAATAGTATCAGCAACTAATGCACTGTGCGCTATTTCTCTGAATGACTTTCTCGGTCAACGCTATGTAAGTATTCTCAACGCAATTCTTTCAGCCGGTACAGGTGTACTCGGGTCCATCCAGCTTTATATGAAGTTGAACGAAAAGATGGCGAACGCTCTGCGGTCATCTATCAACTTTAAACGGATCGCGTTAAAGATCTCCAAGGAGCTGTCGATTGACCGGGCTCAGCGGGCAACTCAGGGCGAGACATTTTTGACAGAGTGTTTTGCAGAGTTCAATACTACAATGGAGCAGGGTAATCCTGTAGAGAAAAAACTGGCAAACCTTCTTGCGTTAGGAACGTCAGTCGAGCCCCCCAAGACACCAGGATCGAGTATGATGCGCGTCGCAGACAGCCTCTTGGCCCTGGCTCGCAGCCGCGTATCTTCAGTGGCTGAATTTAAATCAAGCCCAGGGTCTTCGACCCCAGACGAGGACGTTTAATTTTTTTCTGAACAAATATTACAAATGTCCCCATCTCCCCGCTCCATGGCTGCTCTCTTCCGTACCCGCAAGGTCCGCTCCGACAAGGGCAAGAAGCGTATGTCCGGCGTTGCCCTGGCTCGTCTGTTCGCCAGCCCCAAGCCACGCAAGACCCGCAAGAACAAGGGCGTCAAGCGCGGCCCCCGCGTTCGCCCAGGCTACGGTGCCGTCATGGCCTCCATCAGCCCAATGTTCGGCAAGCTGTTCAAGGAGCGCAAGACCCGCAAGAACAAGGGCGTCAAGCGCGGCCCCCGCTGGATGCCAGGCATGGTCTACTAAATTTCTAGACCAATAATAAAAAATGGTCGGTCCAGTAAAGCGCGCTTACCTCGCCCACCGGGCCGGCAAAGTCCTTCTCGATGCCACTAACTTCTTGAATACCAAGCGTCGCGTTATTTATAGAACGACAACCGGCAAGTATGTTGTCAGAACTAATAAGGGTGTCAGCTACAACCCTAAGGCCAAGTACTACAAGAACCCAGCTGGTTCTACTGTGGCCACCAAGTTTGTAAAGAATATTGTACCAAGCCCAATTCGGCCTAAATTTAATCGCAAAATTCGCAAAAATTATGGGGAGCCACGCGGTAAATATGCCAGCCGCGTGCCAGGCGTGCGCGTACATCACGTCAAGCGCAGAGCTTACATTGGAGAGATGTTTGAGGGCTATGCCCCCAAGCGCCCAGTCGGTCGGCCACGCAAGCACCTCGTCAGCCCAGGGGGTAACATGGGTCTGGCAGCTCTGTTTGGAATGAAGGCCGTCCGCAAGACCCGTTCAAACAAGGGCACCAAGCGCGGTCCACGTGCGTCAAAACAGTAAATAGAGTATAAACTCGTAAGTGTAATATAGTAACAATGGATGTCTTTCCCGTCATGACCATTGCTGAAATTGAAGATATTATCATTGGTCAGTTGATGGATTTCGTGGTGCGCGGCGGTCGCGTCCCACGAAATCTCGTTGAAGAAGCTATTAATTTGGGTATGATACTACCTGATGTCCTTACAGAGGATCGTCAGTGCACAGCAGTGTGTAAAAACGGTCAGCGCTGTAAGAATTCAAAACAAAATGGAACGGAGACGTGTCTCGTCCATGTTGAAAACCCTGCTCCACGTGTAGGAACCGCGTGTACAGTAGATAACTGTAAAGCCTTTGTTGGAAAATGGGCCCCTCTTTGCTATTCTCACGCCAAGAAACAGGGTCTCATCCCAGAACCTCGACAGACGGTCGAATGTGCTATATGTTATGTCACTATGTACGACAATAACGAGAAAATTCTCGGATGCAAGCACGCCTTTCACAAGAAATGCATCAGCCAGTGGTTCGGGTCACAGGCGACGCGCGGGGTGGCCAAGTCGTGTCCAATGTGCCGTCAGGAAATACTTTGATTAATGTAATGGTAGACGACGTGTCATCCGGTAAAATTTTAAAGTACAGGAAACTTAATCCTACCGGTGAAAACCTTTATCTTCATCCAGATGGTACCATCACCTCAGATGAAGCTAAAATTATAGCGGCCCAACGAATTTTCAAACATAATTGGTATAAACCAGGAGGACCTGGTGCACGAAGGACACTTAAAAATATCAATGATAGTATCAGTAAGGAAAATCATAGATGCACAAAGTCGTCAGACGGACATGCATAACTGTTCGGAGGGTGTCACGGCACCCGGTCGTGACCAGGACATTCAGATCAGAAAATCTACTCAGGCGTCACATAGTCCGTGGAGCCACCCTAAGTATCGTACCTAGCACCATTAATGACGTGGCTTTTCACCACGCCCAGATGAACCTGGGTGAGATAATACATATAGCACAAGATACAGTTACCGTCAGTACCATCAATACTATCGCATCAATTCTCATAACAACTTCTAAACTTTTGTGAGGGTGAATTTAGTTTCTGAATTAGGATACTGAATATCAAAAGCACATCGAAGTTTTCCTCCAGGCATGCCTTTACCTGGAACTATGTAATCCTTACGTGGATCAATGACCCCCCACTTTCCTGTGTCTATTTCTAGAGGACCATCGAAATGTGGGCAAGTAAGAACCACCCCATTCACTGAATTCTCAAATGAAATTTTACGGATCCATATGAGGTCGTCACCCTGTCGCATGAATTCTGGATGCGAATTCACATTCACAATAAGAATAAGATCTCCGGGTTCTTCGCCAGTTGGTAACTGTGCCTGCTCACCCATTCCACGGACAGTGGCTGCGTATCCATCACCAACTCCCGGAGGTATTTTGAATTCGAAATTCAAATTCTCATGACGGACCTTTTGGTGATTACAGGCCGCACAACCTGAAGAGGTTTTACCCACTTGGTTACAGTGTCCACACGGTTGGGCAAACATCTGTGAAAATGGACCCATATTTACCTGTTGCTGAATTCTACCTTGGCCGCCACATGTGTTACATACCTTCATGCAGTCGAAACATGGACGTGCAATCCCGATCCTGATATTTTTGGTCACACCTCGGTAGGCATCTTCAAGTGATATATTGATGACATGCTCGTGATTAGCGCGTCGGACGGGGCCGCCCCGTTGGCCACCCCCAAACATCTGTGCAAAGATGTCTGCTGGGAAACCAGGCGGAAAACCCCCTGGCATCTGAGGCGGTGCATCTGCACTGCCAAATTGATCGAAATTTCTTTTCTTTTCGGGATCCGACAATATGTCGTAAGCTTCCTGGACCTTCTTAAATTGCTCGGGATCACCACCCTTGTCCGGGTGATGCTTCCTAGCAAGGTTTCTGTACGCCTTCTTGATCTCATCAAGTGACGCGTCTTTATTCAGACCTAGCACGTCATACATCTAAGTTCGAATGTCAAATTAGTTTTAAGCTTTCTTCGCACGCCGGTAAGCTCTTTGAATTTTAGTTGCTGCATTTGAAACTGTGCCCTTGACGCGCACGCGCTGCACGTTGCGTGCACGGACCCCTCCACGGGTGTAAGGGTTTGTGAAAATGTTCTTTTTAGGGTCGAACATGAGAAGCTTGTAGTTGTTGCGTTCATGGCCTGCAAGTCTCCAGAACGTCTTGGCGTCATAATAGTTTGTGCGTTTCGTGGAACGATTTGTCACCTGATATACTATAACCTTCTTAGGAGGAGGTTCGAGAGTTACTGGATTTATGTAATTATTTGGAATGTACACACCTGGCACCTTTGGAAGAGCCTTGGCGCGGTTCTCCCGGTTCCACATTTTCTTGATCTCCCGCGCCTTAAGTTTTGCGTGCTCAATGAGCAGGGCTGCATAACGCTGGACTGGGTCCATCTAATATAATCAATTGAAAATATTACCAGCACCTCCATTGACTGCACGTACAAGACCAAGCGCAGCTGCATTTTGTGCTGGCGTGAGATTAGGTCGCTGGGTTGCCATTTCTGCCTCGACATTTGCAAGTGTTCTTCGCCCCTTGGCTACCGTCTTCTTAGGTGCTGGTGTGGGTCTAGGTGTGGCGGCCTTCTTCGCTGCAGCCGCGGCAACCTTCTCTTGAGCAAGTCTACGAAGGGCATTTTTGTTTCCAGTGTATATTGTGTTAATACTACTTGTAATATTCGCTATATACTTATTAGCATTTGATCGAATATTAGCCCGGATAGCTGAATTATTTATAGGGGAATTATTACCTGTAAGGCTGTTAACCGCATTTTTATAGGCCTGGATTGCGTGGTTAAGTTCCAACAGCAATCCTCCACGGGTAGCGTTCTTTGTAGCCTTTGATTTAATAGAACGATTAAACTCTCCTATGAGACGTTTGATATTAGATTGAGCAGTTGAATAGCGGCGTACTTTGGTATTAAGACCCAATTTTTCAAATAATTGTGCACGTGCTTTCGCCCGGTTGGCGATAAGCTGCTTATAAGCCGCTGCATTTGCATTAGCCTTAGCAGCGGCGGCCGCATTAGCATTTGCATTAGCCTTGGCGCTCTTGCGCCGCAAGTTGAAACTGCTTACTGCATTTGCGCTATTAGAAATACGGAGATCTCGGCCACCTTGAGGAAGGGCTGGGTTGAGTGCCCTGAGGCGTCTTTGAAGTAGATCCACGAGGCCTGTTTGAGCTGCATTATTTTTAGGTACAGGAACTGGCTTTACATTTTTATAATTCCTAAATAAGTTGGAATATACACGAGGAAGTAGGGTGTTATTCTCCGCCCGAAGACGAGGCCGGGCTCCAAGAGGAAGACCACGGTTCCGCGCCATCTTCTGTTGACGATATATACCATTCAGTAAACTGAAGGTTGTGAATATGTAATTCTTTGCAGCCGGAGCATATTTACGTAGTTCAACTATTGCCCTGTTGTAATTTATGTCAAGAAGATCACAAATGCCCTTGCCCGTGAGGAGAATTATGGGCAAATTATCTGGAAAAATAGAACTATTAGATGTGCTGTTATTTCCTGAACCATTTTCGGCACGTCTATTTGCAGCCGACTTGTCTTCGTTAAAGTCTATCTCGTCGATATTACTTGCTGACCATGCTACGAAGTATAGCTTAATTTTAGGCTTGGTGCCCCAAAGGATACTGGCCCAGTAATTGATGAGGACTGCGGCACGCCGTAACTGGATTGCCTCTTGACCCTTATTTTTCTTTCCAAAACCCGCCTTGAGTTCTACAATACCAGCCTCTCCATTTGGGTTTTCTGGTGATGGGGGGACGAGCCACCAGTAATCAGATTCTATATCTACACCCTTGCCGCCTGAAATAATATGAGCTGGTGGAACATCATCAAAGTCGCGACTGTCAAGGGTCGTGTCTATGAAATGACCACCGTATTTGAAAATAGATCGAAGTGTACGTGTGCCGTACGGGTCCGCCTTGCGCCCCATTCCGAGCTTACCATAGGTTCCATTTGTAAGGGACACCGGAAAATGAGGGTTAAGAATTGTGGCGCCGGACGTGTTGTTACCTCTCATAAGACGGGTAATACCAGCTTGATTACCGATAATATCATCCTCGAGGAGATGACCCGCCTTTACCACCGCAAGTGCAAAACGAGAACCGAAGTTTCCGAGTTTCCTGGCAAGAGGATCACCGTTATATTCCTCTAGCACCTTTGTGACTGCGTTTATAGTATTCTGGTTACGTCCTGGATGTTTCATCTGCCATACATATGTCGAAGGCCGGTTATTTGATGGAGCATTTCCGTTCCTCAATGCTATACGCGGCGGCCTGTTAGGCATTCTATTAAGAAGTCGGCGGTTGTTCGCCGAAACTTGCATTCTATACTTGAAGCTAGGAAAAAACTTAAAGACTTTAGTCTCTTGTACTATGAAACAAATGGCTCTTCTCGCGACCCGTCGTGGCCGCAAGGACCTTCAGAACTCTGGATATTTTCGTCTGTTTGCGGAAATTCCAGATGATCCCATGGCCATGGCACTTGCTAAGATATTTTCGAAAGTTCAGTCTGGTGTAATTGGAAATGGGAATTTGCTAGACAATGTCGTGATCCCGGACCCTGCATTCAACAAGAATAATGTCACCCGTGGTGGAGACGCAAGCACATGCGGCCACTTCTCGAAAGTCAAGATTGGTAGGACTGAGATTGACTATGTGACAGTCACTGACGCAGCCATCACCCTTTACGAAATCAAGGATGGTGATAATTTTGATACCAAAAAGTCTAGGGGTGAGGTGGATACACTCGTAAAAATGCAGACATATTTTCAGACGCGTGACCCTTCAAAGGATGTAAAGTATCACATCGTATTTTGGAATGCGGATGACAAGTCAACAATTTCATTTAAAACTCAGGTCCCTGATGGGGTGATTATCAACGGACGTGAATTTTGTCAGCAAATTAATGTCGACTATGATGAGATTAACCGAGGTCGCAAAAGTGCTGCACTTCAAAATAAGGCATGGGTCCTTGAGCAGTTTTCAAAAATTATTTCTTTGGAGTAGATAAGTATGGATCGTCCTAGAACTAGAAGAACAACGGCTAATCGCGAAGCTCTGGCACGTAAGCGTGCGGAAGGTGCGATTAGACAACAGGCCATCCTAAATCAAAAAAAGGCTGAAGCGGCCGCACGAAAGACAGCACGCCTACAGGCTAATATTTTGGCTAATAAATATCGAGCACAAGGAGTTAATCGTACTACTGTATGTGAACTTTTTTGGTTCAACGGTGCCACATCTTTTACACATGGTATGGGTCGTCGCCGTGTCAATACTGAAAGTCATCCGGGATATTTACTTAAATTTAGGTCAGCACCTCGCGGCACAGCAAGTCGTATACTGACTAAATTATTTGGCCTTGATCATATATTTAGACATCGTGATCCAGACGACTGGCTTTCTAATATGTATGAAGAAGTCAAATACTCTGTCCAAAATTTAAAGAAAGTTGTGATAGCCGGCCATTCACATGGAGGTCTTATAAGTACAATTATGGCTGAAAATTTAGCAAATGACCCAGATATTACAAACGAGGACCGTGCAAAAGTTTATGTCGTGACTTTTAACTCAATTAGATTAGTAAATCCATCTCACCTGAAAGGTATTAAAATATGGCAAATTGTGAATGTAGGTGATGTTGCACGCTTTGTGTCTCGAGGGGGGCCGCCTTTTTTCGGAAATTATTCACAACCAGTTACAAATGTAAATAATGTTTTATGGAACCACAATAGAAATTTCACATGGAAATTTACATCAAAAACAACACATTCGTATATTAATCATTCACAGGGAGTGAGGTGGTTGTGGCGTAGGAACACGGGACGTAGAGGTCCTATCGCATCTCATAGTGATATTGATTTTGATGAATTTATAGATGCGGTCACAAACTACTTTAAAGTGTACGTAAGAAAGTATCGAGCAAGTAATAATTATACTCGAAATATATTTAAACAGAATTTACCATTTGCAAACCTGTCCAATACCCGATTTAATAAGAGAAATTTATCAATTTTACTAGGTAATAACCTGAATTCACTGTCTAATAAAGAACTCGGGGCTCTACGCAATAAGGTATATAATGCGTCACTTAATATTAATAGTGGAAATAACTCGAGACTTATATTGAATAATCGTCTCAGAAGTATTAATAATACTCTAAGAAAGCGGCGTACAAGAGTAATTCATAATAACTAGATGATCTTTATTGATCTCGTTTCCGACCCGTCCAGAGTGTAGGCGGAACTTGTAATTCTTAGGATATGACCCTACTATGTAATCACTGTACAGACCACGAATATAAGGCGTATCACCCACTATCATAAGGCACTTCATCTTTGAAGCCTTGAAGGCAGATGCAAGTCGTTCTTGATCAGGGTGTTCGAACTTACAGTATCCGTAGTCTGTAAACTCACTGTCATATGGCTGATCTATAAAACAAAAATTGTTCTCTGAATTGTATTTGTCAAATATGACCGAGAAATCTTCATTATGAATTGTGGCCCGTGAGAGTACGTCATGATATTGTGGGTTCCTTACATCTTCATAATTCACTTTGGCGTAACGCCCGTACGGGATGTTGAAGTGCCCTTTCTTGTTGTACCGGAGCATCCCACGATAACAGGTTTTTCTCAGGTAATAGAACTGAAAAGCCTTTTCGACGGGGGTTGGGAGTGTCCTGTTGTCGCGGACTTTGTAGTATTCTTCTTCGGTAAATTCAGACGCGTCCATAAGGTTCCAAATTTGGTCACCATTTCCATTCTTAATTTCGGAATACAAATTGATGAGGTCCGGATGGATATCGTTTATGACAGATTTTTGTGGAGCCAAATGGAAGAAAAGGGCCCCGCCACCCACGAAGGGCTCTACATATGTGTCATAATTTTGAGGGACATATTTCATAATTTCATCGATCTCATCGGCTTTGCCACCTGACCACTTGATCAGTGGTTTCATATACTTAAAATAGAGGCTTTCTTTTATGTCATGTGGACAAAAGAAGAATACACCGAACTTATTAAGCGCGGCAGACTTCTTCTGAATTGGGAAATTGAATTGGCGGTCAGAGAGGTTGAAAGATTTCCGACGGAAGAAAGTATTGAGCAACTTTTTTACTTGTGTAATATATATGTCAAACGCCACTATAAACGTACTCGGCATGTTTCGTGGACAGATACCGACTATAGACCGTGGGAACGCGATCAACCGTATTCAGAAAATTCTGAAAGCTAACCATGTCACGGGGTTGCCCAGCCACTGGCCCAAGATTTACTATGGTCAGACACGAGCTAACGTAAATGCTACACGTCTGTACAAGAATTCTGACGTGGCATCTCTCCCTGACGGAGCCTATCTGTATCTCATCGAATTTGAGAATGGAAAATACTACAAGCAGTTTGTCAGAATTCTTAATAAGCTGGAAAGTGGGTCACGTCATTTCCAGTTACCGACCCTCAAGCCTGGCCGTAAGATAGTTGCAGCCGGTGAGATGTTGAAACAAGGTGGTACTGTCCGCTTCAATTTAGAAAGTGGAACATATACACTGAACCTTATGAAAAAGACACCATACTTGAACAGTTCCAAGTACATAGCCCTGGTCAAGAACGCATTCAGAAATGTAAACGCAATTAATACTACAAATATACTTGTTCCCAACATTGCAGGAACTCTTCATGAGTTACTGGAGCGCGGAAATCTTTCATTTGTATATGGAAATGTTGGAGCCAAACCAAACCCTCGTGTACTGGCCGAACTCAAGAAGGCGGGACTGACCAACACATCAGCCCGAAATTTGATTGCCCAATTGGTGAATAAAAAGATGACGCCTAATTAGGATAATGATACAAAGATACTGGTACTTCAGAGGCCAGGTGCCGTTTCATCTATTGTTCAGGCTTTTCAAATTCAAAATCAAAAAAGGAAGGTCCTCGAGCTGCCCAACTTTCCGGTAGTGTGCCTGGGTCCACCACCCAACTGGACTTTCAAACCAAGTCAAAATGATATCGCCATCCAAGGCTATGATCGTGAATGCCATCCAGCAAAATATCAAGGTTGTTCGGCGCCAACTTGAAGTGGGTCTGCACGACCCTGAAATAATGGAGCGAATTGAGCTCCTCCAACAGATCAAGGATGATCTTGAATTATTTGAGATCAAGTTGTACTTGGACAACATGGACATCGACTAAAAGGAGGTTGTGTGCCCGGGTCAAGACCTTGGTGCATGTTACAATCACCCAAACAGACACAATGGCCGCCATCACCTATGCTTACCAGGCCTTCTACAACGGCTACGCCACCCCCACCCAGCTTTACCAGGTGGAATTGGCGGACAAGGGGCTTGCCGAGATTGACAAGATCCGCGACCTAACGGATCCTGTGAACCGCCGCAAGCTGCGTATCCTGGCCGAGAACTTCGTCCGCAACTATCTTGCCGACGGCGACCCCGAGGACCTGGACAACGCGATCGTCCACGCGTACTCGCGGGACCATGTCGAGACGCACGCGCCTCTGCTAGTGTTCATCGAGCGCCTCGCTACGCCGCCGGAGCCCTGGGAATGAAAAATTAATGTAGTGCAATATACTTATATTTATTGACAAAATCCGTATCGTCGAACCCATTTTGTCTCTGCTTATGAAAAGCTGAATGAACCACTATAAAACTAGGATCAATATAATTAATCCGTCTCAATATTATAGGTAATCTTATAGAAAGCGAAACTTCGTCATCGGATGCTGTTACTGCCTGAAAAACATCAAGATCTTTGCCAAGAATTGCAACGAAATTTATATTCAGTCTATTATCACCATTTAACACATCAATCGGTAAAATAGTATCGAGTGTTCTTGAGTCAGGAACCAATCTATAACGCATTTCTAAAAAATATTGATGAATTAAAGTTGCGGTATCTGAACTATGACATATCTTTGAGAGGTCATCATTGGTGAAGTACTCATTCGATATCATCCCGATACTCAATTGCATGCAATTACATACTGGATTATTCATTACCATCGCAGAACCAAGTAAAAACTCTGGATTTCTCCTCCGCCGTTCGATAAATACCGGAAATTGATTAACATCTATGAATACCATATCGTCATCACATTTTACAATTACAGTCATGGGGTCAGGATACCGCTCTTTGGTATAGAAATCATAATATTCTCGCCATGAATTTCGTGAAAATACCGACATGAGGCGAAATCTAGTATCCTTCAGTGAAAAATCACGGATGAATTTGGTATCTTCAATTTCACGCGTATAATCCCATATATGAAACTCGTGAATATTACCATTATTCATAAGTTTCTGAACATATACGAATAGTATTTCTAAATAGCGTCTTCTTCCTGCGAAGCATGTTAATATAACTGGGGCCATATATATATAAAGTTAAATTACTTTAATTATTATATGAATAGAATTTACAACATCCCTACAGAGCAACAGCATTTACACTCATATGTATTCTATCCCCAAAACGGTATGGGTGATCGTCTCCTGGATATTATAGGAGTTATGACATTCTGCAAGTACAAAAACCTGCAGATGTCCGTATATTGGGATAACCCGCCAGTAGGTAATAATGAATGGATCTATTCACAAAAGTTATTCAAATTTCCATTTCAAATTACAAATGAAATGTCTAATTTCTTCATATATAGTAAACCAAGTCTTAGTGGGTCACCTCATATGTTACACAAAATTCTTACATCAGTGAATTTTGATGATATTGTGCAATCCGTATCACAATATGCCAAAGCGATTAGACCATCTGATATAGTGGAAAAATATATCCCAGTGGGTATACATAAAGCATATGGTATACATTTGCGTGCAACGGATAAAATTACGGAAAACCGGGAAGCGGGCAGTTACTCCAATTCAAAAAAAGAATTTGATGATATAATTTTCAAACTCTTGCATGATGTGAAAAACACCTTACTCATGGAAATTACTGATACATTTTTCATAACGAGTGAAGACGAAACATGGAAATTTCACATAACAGATAAAATTAGAGATATTGCCAAAGAACTTGGTAAAAATGTAACATTTCTAGATACTGATATTACAAGTATTGATACGGAATTATACACTGGCATACATGCAGTTGTTGATATGTTTTCACTTTCTAGATGCAAATGTATAATGCAGGGTACTAAATATTCTACATTTTCTATATTTGCTTCGTTAGTAGGTTCAAGACAACTCAGGAATTATCATTTCAAACACGATGATCCGTCTCTACTTTATTTGTGGTCTCCATGTATAAATGTGAATTTTTCTAATTCAGTTTATAATCCAGATATATGTAGCAAAATAACAGAGACCCATGCCCCGATTACACTTTTATTCTGTGATCATTCTTTAAAAACCTGATGACCGCCGTGTCCACGCAGAAATACCAATGAAGAACTTCGCCTAGGACAAACAGACCGATGACAGTAGGCCAGTAAGGCCAGCCAAATAGTTTTGAAATTAACATAGCCAGTATAAACGTTCCTACCGTGTCCCCCACCGCTAGTCCCATAAACCGTACAGAGTGAAACCCCTCCCCTGGAACCCCAAGTGCGTTTTTGAACGGACAGCTCATTTAATTATGTCACATAATATAAATGACAGCGAATGCACAGGACCTTAATTACGCCCGCAGTATATGGTCCAATCTGAATTTAGGACAGAATTTCTACCCGGTGAAGCGTTTCGGTGAGAATTCTGCATATGGAAAGATTTATCTTACATCCGGAAACAAGTTGATGAAGATCACCCCATGGACACTGAATTCAAAACGTGAAATGAACATTGCCAAACGGGCCGGAGTAGCTAACGTAGGTCCCAAAGTCTATAACACTCGCAAGATAAGTCACAGAAAACGTACACTGGCCGTCATGACTATGGATAAAGTCCCTAATGCCAAGTCTCTTTATAATGCCATAAATAGCGGAAATATCCAGAACTTTAAACAGATCACAAATGCAGTTGCTAGATTGCACCGAGCTGGTATCCATCATGGTAATCTGCACGGGGGTAACATTCTAGTATACAGAAATGCGAGTGGAAACCTGAAATTCACGTTTATCGATTTTGGCGCGTCCAAGTATCATCCTGAAATTAAGAATATGAATTCAGCAATAAAATATGCAATTAATCGTGCAGGCTGGCGTGGTGGCAGCCAGGTTGTTGGGGGTTTCCAGAACTTACCAGGTTATTCACGTCCAGGGCGAAATCAGCTTGTAACGTCAAATAGTAATCGTCTCAGAAACATCGAGAGATATTTCAGAACTCGTTAATTAAAAGTAAGTCATTTCATCATATAAAATGTTATTGACACTTGCCAGGCCTGTTCCACGACCAGTGCACCGGCGTGCGATCATAAAACCTCGTGCAGATATTCATCCAGCTGTAGAGTTGACAGGAAAATTCCTTGGGCTCTTTGTACTCTTCACATCATCAATGAATTGGTGGACCTACCGAAAGATACGCAAGGACCATGAGGATCGGAAAAAGTAACTAAAGAGTACGTGTGTTTCTGAACTAATGCAGTTTACCGTTTATTGGCACGCGTCGCGATATGGCCGTCACGAAGATGAGCATGAGGTGGCTCAGTTCAACACATGGAATGATGCTCGGTCAATGCTTCCGTTCATCGACACGGGTGGTCGTCGTCAATATTTCGCAACCATAGATGACGGGCTCAACTATTACAACTTTCTAGTCACAAGGGGGGCGGGTCCTCTAGAGGTTATTTCTATGCAGGACTACCCGAACCTGAGTATAGATGACGTGATATTATTTTAGCTGCTTACATAAATGAACGCAGAAAAAAGAGCACGCGCCATAGCCAGGCGTGAAATTATGGAAAAGCGCAAGTTGATGCCCCTTATGAAAAGGGCACTTGTGAACCTGAATAGTCCCTTTTTGACTAATTATCAGAAGGAAAGGATCAAGACAAATTTTATAGAGTTTGCAAAGGTGAAGTTTGCGCTCGAGGGCCCGCGCGGCGAAAACCTCATTCCTTTCAGACCATACAAGGCATGGGAAAAGCTCACACAGGCTTATAGAAACTACAGGAATAATCTGAACCGGCGTAGTGTGACTACAAGCGTAACGCCAACGCGCCTGGCGGCTGCCCGGAGAAATAACGGAATGTATTTCCTGGTTAATAATCCTGCTTAATGGTAATAAATGCCCAGTCCGTCCCGTCAAGTTGCTATTTACATCCCACAGGGCCGTGGATTGACCCGCACTAACCTTAACCAGCTCGAGTACCTAAGCCGCGTCCGTAACAATATAGCGCATTCGGGGTACAACTCAGCCAGTAACCATAACCGCCAGCTTCGCAATGAGGAGAATGTAATTTACGCTAAAATTGCACGTGACGGTGGTCACAATAACATTACGGCCGCACGTGGTTTCGCTGCGCCTTATATCACCAAACTGCGTCGCCTGAAGCGTGCACTTATTACGAATAATGAGGGTAACGAGTATCGTAATTTGGTTCGGGAGCGCCACAACAAGGCATGGGAGCGCGTTCAGGCGGCTGCAGGCCGGTTCAAGAAAGGTGGTCTGACACGCACACAGCTTCGTGCGCTGGCAAATACGTTGGGTGGAGGACACAACGCTTACTTATTAGCCAGCCTCGTGCGCGGCCAAGTAAGCCCTGGAAGCCCTATTAGACGCACTCGTGAGCAGTTTAACGCGTCTATTGAGAGAGAGCGTCGGCGCGTTCGCAACGAGCAGCGCCGCCGGAATGCTGCGGCCATCCAAGCGGCTCGCGCAGCTCGGGCACGTGTACAAGAAAACCATGCTCGGGCACAGACTGCTGCTAGATCCGCGGCTCGGTCTGAGCGGGCGGCTCGCCGAGGAGGGAGTTAAAAACAAGACGCTTTTAAAAATTAAATGATCCGTATTCCGCACGTGTATATTCCAAAGCTTATTTTGCGGAACCAGAACAAGACGGTCAGTCGTCTTGTTGTGGTCCACCCACGTTCTGTGCAGTATGTCCAGCATGATCCGGCCACGTCAGAAGTTCGTATCCGGTACATTTCGGGTGACGAGATGGCCATCGAGGACAAAGAAAAACCTGAATTGATGAAGGAAATCTTTGACAAGCTCGTGTACCAGATCAAGGATGCGTCGGACTAGTTAAGGAAACGCAGCACTAATTTAATAATGAAAAACGAAGTTGAGTGGTTGATTAGCATGCTCGAGCGGGCCATCAAGGAGGATGACCCCAATCCTGGGTGGTATCTACAAGAATATATCGGAAAGGTCTATAACACTCTTCCGATTAACTCGGACGAGCGTGCAAAAATTGCAGACATTTGGCTCCAGATGATGATCAAGTGGCATTAAATCTTCATAGTCTCAAGTATGGAAGAGCAATATAAAACTTTTATACGTAGGGGCTGGCCACCAAGAATAGCCAGTATCTATTCTGGATGGAATGCGCCGGTGATAAAAGTAAGGGTACCTGTTCTAAAAATAGTATGGATCCAGTCATAGCCCCGTTTCTGTTAGGCGTGTTTGCAGGTGTGATGGGTACAGGTATAGCTTGGAGAATTCATTGGGAAAAAGAGCACGGCTACGACGGCTGGCCTTAGATTAAATCACCTTATAAAACCAAAAATAAAAACAATACAATTACGAAAGCTATTATCAAATACACCCACCACGGTATACTCGATAGAAAATTCGATTTATCTGGGACAGGTGATGGTACAGGATTTGTAGGCGCGGGCGTAGGCGCGGGCGTAGGCGTAGGCGCGGGCGTAGGCGCGGGCGTAGGCGTAGGCGCGGGCGTAGGCGCGGGTGTAGGCGCGGGCGTAGGCGACAATGTTAAAGGAGATGGTGTTGAACGGGTCGTAGGAGAAGGCGTGCTAACT